TTATTTGACGGGCTTTGCAGTCCTTGTTCGGCGCCGGTCGTATACCTGACGCACCATGCGTTCCGACGTGTGCAGCGTAGCGTCGACGGTGTCCGTATCTCCCTGGCCCAGCTTGTCCGTGACGCCTTTCGGCCGGCAGTCCTGCAGGCTGAACGGCTTGAACTTGATGCCACGTTCCTTCGCTTCGGTGACGCAGCGCTTCATCAGCTTTGCCAGCGTCGCCTTCCAGCCGCCCTTCGTGTAGCGCTGGCCGCTCAGATTCCCGAAGACGAGCTCTTCGCCTGCCATCTCGTAGCGCGGCACTGCAAGGGCCTCGTCGATCGTCTCGCGCAATGCAGGGCTCCACTCGATGAGGCCATGCCGTTCGGCTTGGCCGCGCTGTCGTTTGGCTGCGGTCCACACGATGCCCTCGGCCGTGATCTGCTCGCGCGTGAACGCCCGCACCTCGACGGAGCGGCGCACGCACAGCCACGCCGTCTTCAGCGCCAGCGCGACGATCAGCTGCGGGCCGCCCATTTCCCTCCCCATGTCGATTGCCAGCTGCAGCTCGTCATCGGTGACGTAGCGCTCGTGCTTGACGGTCGGCAGCTTCTCGATGCCGTCGAACGGGTTGGTCTCGATCATGCCGACGCGCACGCCGTGCTCAAGGATGACGTGCATCAGGGCGAGCTCCTTGTTCGCCTTCGCCGCGCGTGGCCGTTTGCTTCGCAGGCTGCCGTCCTGATAGACGTAAGCGTCGGCCTTGCGCAGCTCCTTGACGCGCATGTGACCGAAGGCCTTCAAGAGGTTCTTCGCCTCTCGCTCGTTCTCGTCCAGTGAGCTGTCGGCGCGCCGCGATGGAGTACCGATGGGCATTGACCTCTGTCGCACGAACCACGCCGCGATGAGCGCCTCGATCGAATCCACGGCCGGCGCGCCGCGCTCAAGCTGTCCTGCGCGGCGAATCGCGTCGGCCCGCGTCTCAGCGACCTTCGACAGATCGTCAGCCGGGCAGGAAAGCCGGAAAGACCACGTGCCGTCGGGCATCTTGTAGCCGATCGAGTAGGCGCGCACGCCGTGGCGCTCGTATACGCGGAATGGCAGCCCGTCTGGCCGCTTGCGACGCTTGATCATGCCTCGGCGAAGAAGTCGACTCGCGGGCCGATACGCGGTGCGGACTCGGTCAAGGGGCGGCCCGTCATCCGGGCATCGTAGTAGGCGCGCGCGACCTTCGGCACGTCGCCGCGGCGCGCCGGCAACTCGAAGACCCAATGGCGGGCAGCCAGCCAGTCGCACATGCGCTTCGGCTGCTTGGTGCCAGTAAGGGCCGTGAGATCGTCGCGGGTGAGGAGCAGATCCATCGTCAGAACATCTCCTGCTGCTGGTGCTCCGGGCACTCCTTGGGCACCTCGCTGCCGAGCCATTCGCCGCGCTGGCCGATGATCATTGGCACGTAGACGGCAAGCGCGGTGCAGCGCGAATGCGGTTTCGAAAGGATCGCCGGCCGACCTGGGTAGTCGCCACCCTTCAGGCCGTCGCGGGCCGAGTACCAGTTGTGCCGGCAGCCGTGGCAGGTCAGCAGTTTTGCACCGGATCGCTGCAAATTCGCGATCGGGATGATGCTCCTGGACATCAGGTCTCCTCCCGCTGCGCCGCATGGGTGGGGCACAGGTGGCGGTCCGGCCCGACCTCCTGCGGGTGGTCTACGCACAGCGGCGCGTCGCAGGTGCCGCCGCCGGGCAGTTGCCAGTCGCAAAGGTAGGAGCTGATGGCGCAGCACCGCATGGTGCTGCCGAGCACCGGAGAGCCGTTCGGGATGCGGGCTGCGCACGGCACCGGCGGCGGGCGCTTGCTCTTGCCGAGCTTCAGATGCATGAGCATGCCCTCGACGCGATAGGTGGGCATCAGTGCGCCTCCGGGAACCCGTCGTGCTGCACGCCGTCGAGCAGGCGGCCTGCGGCATTCTTGCCCACGCGTAGCAGCGGGAAGCCGACCCCGCCATTCAGCTTGAAGTGGCCGTGGCCGACGGACCCGTCTGGCCAGGCCGGCGTGTGGTTCTCGATGCGCTCGCGGATGGTGTCGGGGTGTGCTCGCTGGTCATCGCCGGCACAGGGCAGCCACTCGCCCCACTGCTTGAACAGCAGCGGCACGCCGGCGGCGTCGCACTGGTCGCGGATGTCGCGAGCCCACTGCGGATGCATCGGCCGCGCGTGCGGGCCGCTCTCGCCGCCGACGATCACCCAGTGGACATGCGGTGCAGCAGCGTCAACTCGCTGCAGTGCGTTTCCGGTGATGATGGGATCGAACTCGTGGTGGCCATGCCCACCGCCGACCGGGATATTCGTGAGGTCTACCGGCCCGAGCAGGGGCTCCATGCTCAGAAAGCGCACGCGTGCCGGCACCGCCAGCAGCTTCGGGATGTCGCGATCAGCCTCTTCCTGGTTGACGATCGTCGCGCCGATCCAGATGTTCGGCAGCAGCGGCACCGTCTTGTAGTTGCCGAGCATGGCCGCGACGTTGCCGATCCGCTTCGTAAGCAGGAGCCAGTCCAGCGAAGGTGTTCGAGCGATCAGGGCGAATAGGTCGACGCGCCATTGCGGATCGACTGCGTTGTCGAACACGTCGGCCAGGCTCGCGCAGAACACGCGCTGCCGCCGGCCGTGCGTGGCCTTGAAGGCCTCGGCTTGGCGCTCCCAGCGCAGCGGTAGTTGCCAGTTCGCGGCGCTGGTGCGGCGCCGCGGCGCGCCTGGACCCCAGTTCGGCGCTGCGCCGCCGCCGAAGCGCGCGTTCCGCGCCTCCGCATAGCAGTTGTCGCAGCCCGGCCCTACCTTCTGGCAACCCTCCCAGGGATTGAAGGTCGAGTCGGTCCATTCGATGTTGCTGTTCACGCTCACGTCTTGCTCCCAACCGAGAACGACACACACCAGGCCCACGGGTTCGCTTCGACAGCGCCCGCGCCGTTGATGGCGTCCCACAGCGACCAGTAGCTGATGCGCGGGTCGACGGCATGGAAGTGACTGCCATCGGGCAGGCCGAACCCTCCGCCGTGCAGGGCCACGATGCCCTCGGCTCGCGCGTCGGATTCGCTAATGTCCTGCAGCCGCTCGACGCGCACGGCTGCGATCTCCAGCGTGATGCGCGAAGCTCCGCGCGGCATGTGGATGCTCGGTCGCCACCTGCCGGCCGGAGAGGCGTTCCAGAACGGGTCGGCGGCGTAGGCGTAGCCCACCGTCACCGGCGCCCACGTCTCACGCACCCACAGCCGATCGCCGGCTTCGCCGTAGGGGCACGGCGTCGGCTCGCAACGCCATTCGCTCGATGTTCTAGTCGGCGATTCGAGCACCCAGCCACCCATGTACCGGTGTGCGCTGAGTCCCGAGAAGCCGAGATTGAGGCCTGGGGCCAAGTCGCGCCACTTCACGATGCGCCGCGTCTGCGTCTTCGTGCCGTCGAGCAGCGAGCGGACCATCGGCGCGCTGAACAGGATGGGCCGATCACTCATTTGGTTCTGTCCGGGAAGTTGACAGCCTGCAACTCGCGCCAGCAGGCCGGGCAGCGCCAGCGCTGCGTGATCGGGAGGTACTCCCAGCCGGCGAAAGCCGCGGCGTCTTCGTCGGCCACGATGCGTTTGCAGCCTGCGGCACAGGTGATCGGATCGGGGTTGGCCTGGCTCATTTCGATAGGGCCTTGATCGTTGCCTCGTACCTGAGCAGCGCCAGGTAGCGCACCAGCGCGGCGCGCTCGTCGGGCGTCAGCCGATGCTCCGCAAACAGTTCGTCAAAGGTCATGCCGCCGCTCCGAACATGGCATCCTCGATCGCCCGGGGCGTGAAGGGCTGCAGGCGGCAGTTGGACAACAGCATCAGCGGGTGCTGCGGATGGCCGCTGCGCGTGATGCGCAAGCACTGCGGCTCGACGCCGAGGCTGCGCAGCATCGGCAGGACGATCTGCGGCCGCTCAAGGCCGGCGACCTTGGAACCCCATGCCACGCACACCACGCCGGCACCGTGCGCCGCGGCGGCGATGTGCTCGTCGTTCTCGGGCCCAACCGGGTAGCGGGCGCGCCGCAGATCCTGCGGATCCGTCGCTCGGTACGCGAAGAGGTTGACCACGTCGATCGCCTCGAAGCCATGGGCCAGGGCGAAGGTCATGCAGCGGCGGATAGTCGCGTCGTCGACCTCGGCGTCGGCGACGCTCGGGTTGAGCATGACGAACACCAGCGGCTTGCCGGCGCCCCAGCGCCGGCCGAGGCGGTACCGGAAGCGGCCGCATTCGCTGATGACGGCGCTGCGCTGCAGCTGCAGGTCTCGGATGGCCATCACGCTGTCGCCCTTCGGTAGGCCTGCTCGATCTCGTCGAACCGCTCGGCCCTGCCACCCTTGTCCGGATGGTGATCGCTGCGCAGCCGGCGGTAGGCCTCCCGAATCACCACCGGACTCGCGTCGCGCCGTACCTGCAGCACGTCCCACCAGTCGCGTGCGGCAGCGGGCGCCGGTAGCGCCGTGAAGCCGGTGAACGCGCGGTCAAGAATCGCGGCGCCGCCGTGGCGCTCGATCGCGCGCATTGCGTCCAGCGTCGCTGCGATGGCGGCCAGGTTGTCGGCGACGCGGTCGTAGATGTCGATCGCCATCACCTTGTGCTCGCCCTTGCGCGTCCGCCAGTAGACGGCGGCGCCGGGATCGCCTGGCTCGCCGCGATCGGACCGCGGCAGGCCATCGAGGCGCAGAGGCACGTTCGTGCTGATCACGATGTCGTCGCGACCGTAGCCCATGCGGTCCAGTTCGATCAGCACTCGCTCGACGCCGTCGGCGACGTTGAGCGAAGTTGCGCGCCGGCTGTTGCGTGTGGTTGCGAAGCGAGCTTCCTTGCGGGCGGCAGCGCGTTTCCAGCCCGTCGGCCAGGCCAAGGGGTATGCGTTGATCGTCACGCTGCCATACTCCATGCGTCGACTGCCGCGACCACTGCGCGGCAGCCATCCAGGTCGAACATCCCGATGTGGCAATTGGCGGTGCTGATGCCGAGTTCTCCAGCGAGCCATGCGTAGGCCTCGCGGCGATTCATGTGCCTCGCCTTCCAGATCGGATCGAACGCGGCGTGGGCGGCTTGCTTCGCGCGTCGCAGCTCGGCATTCGCCAGGCGGCCGAGAGGCTTGGTGCCGTCGCCATTTCCTTTCGGATGGCATCCGACATGCGCGCCGCACGGCACGCAGCGCCAGAAGTTGTGGCGCACCAAGTCGCGGCGATGCGGGTAGATCGCCGAGCCCTTCACGGGCTCGGCGGGGCGATCGCAGTAGGAGCAGGTGACGGTCATACAGGCTCACCGCCTTCGCTGTCACTATCGAGCGGCGCGATGTCGAGATCCGCGCCGGCGCCGCACCCGCTGGTGTCGGCCTGGATCGCCGCGAACCAGTTGCCGAGTGCCGCCGCGCTACTCACGCAATGGTGCAAGGCCTTCTCGCTATCGCCCGTGATGGCGGCCCGCAGTGCCTTGCCCGCCAGGTAACCGAGTAGCCAGTACCAGGCCTGTGCGCTCTTGTCACGGTCGTGTGCCTCGCCCCAGCGCTGTACCTGGTGAGCCATCTCGGCGCGCACGGCGCTGATGAACTCGGCGGTCTGGGGCTTGTTGATGAGCGCGCTCAGCATATCGCCTTCGCCGGCCCTGCGAACGAGGTCGGCGTGCTCTGCTTCCGTCAGGTGTTTCATGGCTCAGTGTGTGTGCGCGGCCACGAAGGCGCCCGTGGCGTCGCCAGCCTCGGTCGCCGGCTTGTTGTCCTCGCCCTGGTCGCCGAACGGCCATGGGCCTTTGCCCTTGCCGCGGCGGCTGGCGGGCTGCTTGGCGGCCGCGGGAGAAGGGGCAGGGTCCGGCTCGACCGCCGCGGCCGGGGCAGGCGCCGCCGCGCGCGTGCGCGCCGCCGGCTTGCTCTCGATGTCCTGCTGGCCGTCGTCGTCATCGACCTGGGGGCCGGCCAGCAGGATCTCGATCTCCGTGGACTTCAGACCCGGCAGCTTCGCCCACGTGGCGTCGGACAGGCCGGGCGCGTCGACGGTCCACTGCATTACCACGCTGTCTCCCTCGAGCGGACTGATCGACACGCGATGGACTTTGCAATCCGCGAGCTCGATGTTGCTGCGGCCGCCCATGCCGCGGTCGATCGTCACCCGACAGCCGGTCTGCTCGTACTCCCAGCGCAGCCGCTTGATGTGGTCGCCGATCGAGGTGCGTGCCGCGCTCTCCAGGCCTTCGATCTCGCCCTGCTTCTTGCCGGTCACCTTGCTGAAGAGCATGGCCTTGAGCCGGCCGTCGAGCATCGACAGCGCATCGCTCGATAGGTTGGCCTGCATCAGCAGCTGCGCGCCGGGCGGCTCGTCCGGCTTGCGGTCCTTCGAGGATAGGACGCGCACGTCCAGGACCTTGGTCTTGGTGAGGGTTTCGAGCTCGAGCATGGTGGACTTTCGGTGATGCGGGTTGGTGGGGATCAGAGCGGGTCGTCTTCGTCCGTCTCCTTGGCTGAGCCGAGGAGACGCGTGCGGTCTGAGTCCGGCAGGTGCCTGAGCGCGTCGGCGACGCTGTACGGCCGCATTGGCTCGTCCTCGATTTGCTGCGCCGCGATGGTCGCGGTCATCTCGTCGCACCAGTTGATCGCGTAGATCGCGCCGCCGCCAAAGCTGCGCGTGTGCGCCGCGATGACGCGCCGTGTCGCGACGCGCTCGCCGTCGTCGTAGCGGTAGCCCGAGACGATGACTTCGGGCACGTCGACGCGCATGAAGGTCGAGCCGCCGAAGGTCTGCTCGCTGACCTGGCCAGCGATGCGCGCGTGGCCAAACAGTTCGACGATGGCGAACAGGCGCCGCGGGCTTTCTTGCGCGGACTGGGATTCGTTCATTGGTGCCTTTCGGTTGTGTAGAAGCTCAAGCCGCCTCGGCTAGCCGTGCCGCCTGCTGCGCGACGCCGGCCTCGATCCAGACGGCCGACACAGTCGGCGGTAGCTGAGTCGGCAGCTGCTTCAGCGTGCCGAAGATCAGCGCGCTGTCGATCTCGCCATTGCTGGCCAGGATGTCGAGCCACGCCAGCAGGTCGCCGCGACCCCGCTGGTCGAGAACGTCGAAGCGGTCCAGAACGAGCAGCCTCAGTCCCGACAGGTGCGACACAGCCTCGGCGATCATGGCGTCGACGCGCCAGCGCTCGGACTCGCTGAGCATCGCGTAGGGGCGGGCGCCGCATGCGATCGTCATGTCGGCGCCGATGCTGATGTGCAGCCACTCGGCGTCGGCGGCAGACTGCGCGAGACGCGCGTTGATCGGTTCCAGCGCGGCCGCCAGCAGCTCGCCGGGGATGCCGTCCGGCGCCAGCGCGTCGCCGATGGCGTCCCACTGCATGACATCGACGTGGTGGACGGCAGCGTCCTTCGTCTTCTTGTCGGCGGCATCGGCCTGTGCCTTCGCCGCCTTGTGAGCGTCGGCCTTCGCGACCAGTGCGATGCGCGTGCGCTTCAGCTCGTCGGCCTGCTGCTGGGCGGCAGCCAGCGCCTTGTCGTCGAACTCGGCAGTCAGATCGGCTTTGATGGTGTCGGCCTCGGCGGCCGCGTGGATCGCTGCGTCGATGTCGCGGCGATCATTGGCGACGGCGCTCGTGCACGTGGCCAGGGCCGGCTTCAGCGCAGCGAGTCGCGTCAATGCCTCCGGGTCACCGCTCGCCGCCGCGTCGAGCTTGCCGTGCGCGGCCTCGTACAGGCCGAGCGCCTTGTCGGCGTCCTCGTACTGCGGCGACACATCGGCCGGCGCGAAGCTGATGGCCCAGGCCAGGCCGGCAGCGAGCTCGTGCACCAGGCCCTTGCGCGGCCCGGTGCCGGCGGCGGCCTCGGCCCTGGCGATCTCCTCGGTGATCCGATGCAGCTCGGCCTCGTCGACGCCCAGCTTGACGCGGGCGCGCACGATCCGATCCGCTGCCTCGGCCAGGCCCGGCAGCTTCTTGCGCAGCACCTCGCGGCGGTCGAGCTCGGCCTGCAGCTTGCCGATCTCCTTCTGCCAGCTTTCGAGCGCCGTGTCGCAATGCTTGAGCTCGGTAGCCAGGGTCGCGGCGGCAGCCGCATCGAAGGCCGGCACCGGCGCTCGCCAGGTCTTCGCTTTCTCGCTGCCGTAGGTCTCGCCGGTCAGCGCGCGCCACGCGCCTTTCGCTTCGGTCGCCTTGGCCTTGGCCTCCGCGCTGGCGCCGTCGAAGCCGCCTCGCAGCAGCGGCACGACGCGATCGATCTTGGCTTTGGCCAGACCGCGCTCGAGCAGCTTCGCGGTGACCGACGCCATGTCGGTCTTCACGCCCATCAGGCCGAACAGGAAGGCGCGGCGCGCCTTGCCATCCAGCGAAGCGAAGCGCTGGGCATCCAGCAGGTAGGTAAGGGCGTGCGGGACGCTGTAGCTGACGGTCGACGTGTTGCCCTTCGGTAGCACGACGGTGACCGAGCCCTCGGTGCCGCCCTTGTCGAGACTGACCTCGACGAAACCGCTCTTCTCGCCGTCGCTGACGAGCGACCCGTAGTCCTTCTTCTTGTCGACGCGCACCGTCTCGCCGGTGAGGGCCATGCGCACGGCTTCCTGCAGGCTGCTCTTGCCGGCGAAGTTGGCGCCGGCGAACAGCACGACAGGCGTGCGCACGTCGATACTGGCGCGCCGCAGGCCCAGGAAGTTCTCGGCTTCGATGTGGGTGATCTTCATGCGCGCGCCCGGTATTGGTCATCGGTGATCTGCGCCACGCTGGCCTTCTTCGAGCCCTTGTCCGCGTTCAGCTTGGCGGCGTCGCGCTCGCGGGCGGCCATGAACAGGCCGACGTCCCAGACGCGGTGATGCGAATGCGTGACTGCGCCGTTCTCGTCGGTCGACCGGACAAATATGTCGCGGCCTTGCATGCTGGTGTCGATCATGGCTGGCTGTCACTCGATGGATTGCTGGGCGCCGCGGGTGCGGCGGCTGGCCGGCGCAGCGGATTGCGCGGACGTGTCCCGGCTGGCTTCAGCCATCTCGCGCTGCTTGATTTCGGCGAGCTCTTCGTCCGTTGGCTCCCACTCGGACTGCGGCCCGTCGTCCTCAGATTCGACGCGCGCCGTAGGCCGCGACTGTGTCGTCGGCCGCTGCGACTGCTGAGGCTGGGCGGCCGTGATCTCGCCAGTCTCCATATCGATGTCGCCCACCGTCACCCAATCGCCGTGGATCGCCGCACTCTGGCCCGCCTCAGCGGCGTTCGATACGGCGATCGCGTTCGACAACTCGATCGACATCGGCATGTACTTCAGCACCTGCAGCAGCGGCACCTTGCGGGCGTACATCTCTGGGTCGCGATAGCTGTAGTGCTTGGTGCCGACCTTGTTGTACTGGTCTCTGTGCTTCCAGACCTTGGACATCGTCCAGACCTCGATCACCGGCCAGTTGGATCCGTTTACGCGGCCAATCGAGTAGACGTGCGTCAGGCGCTTCGGATCATCTTCGTCGCCAGGCCGGTGGTGCACGAACGGCGAGTCGCCGAGTTGGTAGTCGAACTCGTCGCCCTGGAAAACTGCGCCCGTCCAGACGCTCGAACGCCCGCTGCGATTGGCCAAGTCGACGAGTCCCTTCCAGCCTGGTACGAACGTCGCGGTGCGCCCATAGGGCACGAGGAATCCCTGGCCGTTGACGCCGATCTCCAGCCCCAGCTGGCTTGACGTGATGATCGACGCGACGATCGACTTGGGGTCGCACTGCTGCAGCTTCTCTGACTTGCTGAACTCGGTGAGCGCGAGTCGCGTCATGCGGTCGGCATTCAGGTGCTTCGGCAGCGCCAGCGCGATCTGCGGCTTGAAGTTGTCCATGAAGCGAGAGAACGCCGCGACCGGATTCTTCGACTCGGCTGGCGGCTGGCCGGTGACGGCCGCGCGAAGGTTCGTTGAGGACATGGGTCAAATGCCTTTCTTGGGCTTGGGAATGCGAAGGACGCGGATGGTTTTGGTCCGCAGGTAGTCGGCGTGGATCGCTGGCTGTTCGTCGCGCAGCCTGTCGGCATCGAGACGCGTATCGCTCTGCCCCTTCCAAGTAGCGATGTCCTTGCCGCGGAAGGTCAGGCGCGCGTTGGGGCTGATGAAGTCGCCGATCAAGAACGACAGGGCTTCCTCGGCGTCTTCCAGCGCGGCGCGCCGCGCGCGTACGTCGGCGAGCTGTGCGACCTTGCTGGCAATCGCCTCCGTGGCCTCCGTCGCGTCGCCGTTGTCTGCCGGATAGAGCAGTTTGATGTCGGAGAACTTGATGGGGTCGGGCGGCACATCGGCCAGCACGTGGTCAAGCCAGAAGTCGACCAACAGAGGCCGCATCCCGGCGATCGTCTCTTCGTCGCGCAGCACCCAGAAGATGTCGACATCGTCGAAGCTGCAGAGCGCTGCCACCAAGCAGCGGCGGCGGCCGGTGATCATCAGGCCGTGCATGAACTGCGCGGCGTACTCGATGGGCACGTCCTCGCTTCCTTCCTCGCCCCACTTCTTGCGGGCGAAGCCGGTGACCGACTTCGCGTCGCAGTTGATGTGCTCGCCGTCGAGCAGCAGCTCGAAGTCGATCTCGCACGACAGGAATGCATGCTCGGCGTCGACGTATCGCTGATTGATCGCCAGCAGTTCGACCTCGTGGCCGCGGTCTCGCAGTTTGTCGATGACCATTTCGCGAATGAAAGGCTCGAGCTTGTGGCCACGGTCGAACATCCGCTGGCGTGCCTTGTCGGGCGTGCCACGATCCGACCGGCCTGTCTTCTGACGCCAAAGCTCGACCGGTGTCGCCCATGGGCTTAGACCGACGACAGCAGCCGCGTCCGATCCGCCGAGGAACTGCGAGCGATCGTGATGGGCGCTCATGCTGTCCGCCTTGTGGCCTTGGCGACGGCGATGCGGGCCGCGTTCCACGCCCGCCGGTCGCGAACTTTCCAATCGGCGTGTAGGTCAGCAACAGCACGCACTTCGCTTGGGTTGCGAAGGATCGAGTGCGCACGCCGAGCTTTGCGCCGCAGAATTTCCTCGCGCATCTCTTTGACGGCGAGCAGTTCGCGCAGAACCGGCAGCAGGTCGGATAGCGGGGTCTGTGCTGCGCTCACGCGAAGTCCCCGCCGAACACGATCGCCACGTCGCCGCAGATCGGGTGCGTCACGCCCGGCCGGCAGTTGGCGTGATAGAGCTTCGTCGCCTGGTCGTTCACAGGCTTGCCACCGACGAGTCCCGTATCGTCGACGAGCATGACCTGCAGCGGGGTGCCGAGGTGACGCAATGCGACGGTGTCGAGGCCTGCGGCGCCGATCAGCTGGCGGAGTTCCTCCATGCGCTTTGCGCGGTCGAGGGTCTCGACGGTGCCGTCGACGCGGATGATGCGGCGCCTCATGACGAAGTCCTCACGACATAGCCACGCAACTCGGGATCGCGTTCGCGGTAGTAGCGGCTGGCCACGACAGTGCCGCGGCGCTTGATGCCGACGACGCGCATCCAAAACTTGCCAGTGGCGATCGCCCTCTTGGCAGAGCGAGCGGAAACGAAGACCGGCCTGGAGATGGGTCGGTTGTGGCCGTCGAAGCACTGCACCTGCCACTTCGTGTTCATCGCGGGCTCTGCCCACCATGGGTGTTGCTGAGTGCTCATCGCGTCAGGACTCCCATCGGAAGGCAAGCCGAGATCAGCACCGCGGCAGCGATGGCGGCCAGCGCGATGGCCAAGGTCTTGGTGGTCAGCGGCGGCCACTCGGGTTCCGCGCCGACGTTGCTCGCAGCGGCACGTTGCTTGTCCACGCGCTGCGCGACGAACTCCGGCGAGACGATGAGGCGGCGCCGAAGCAGCACGCGCTGGATCTCCTCGGCGTCCGCGGTCGGCGCGGGCGGCGCCGGCACATAGGCGCCGCCGATGACGATGCCGGTCCGCGTGGTCACGATGCAGGCGCGGCGGCTCACGATGCGCTCCCTTCGAGTTCGATCACGGCCGCGTAGACCGCGGCGCGAGTCAAGGCGTCGGCCAGCGCCACCGCTTCCGCCGGCCGCAGGCTGGCCACCAGCGTGAAGCCGGCGCCGGAGGCATGCAGCGAGACGACGGGATTGCCGTCGTGGTTGGCGACGGTGAGCAGCGGACGATGCGACAGCAGCGCGGTGGCGGTCACCTCGCCAAAGTTGACGAACTTGGCGCGTGGCGGCCGCTGGGCGGCCGCGTGCTGCGTTGCCGTGATCAGGCCGGCCGTCAGCGCCTCGTCCAGGGCTTCGATGGTCTCCATGCTGGTCTCCTCGAGGTCGGTGGGTCAGGTGTGGCAGCGCAGCGGGTCGATAAGCGGTTGCAGGGCCGGCATCAGCACGTCGCTGGCGATGAGGTGGTAGAGGGCGTCGTTCGGGTGCACGCCATCCGGGACCATCGACTCCCAGCCCGGGAGCGTGCGTACGTAGGCGTCGGCGTCAGCGACGGGGATCGCATGGGCGGCCGACACGTCGCGGATGACCTGCGGCAGCGGACTGCCGGCGGCCCACGTGCGCTGGCTGCTGGGCGTCATGAAGACCACCTTGGCCGGCGCCGTCGCGAAGGCCTCGAAGTTGGCGCGGAACGCGTCGACGCTGAAGGCAGGTGCCCACGGCGCGCGCTCGGTGATGCCGCCTTCGACGATGACAACGTCGGAATCCACTGAGCCAGGCCATGGCTTGTTGCGGCCATCAGTGCCGCCGCGCAGCTGGTCGGTGTTCGCGCCTTCGACGGCACGGTTCTGGAAGACGATGGCGCCGCTGCCGTAGCGCGCGATCAGGTCGGCCTGCAGGGCGCCTGTCGCGGCCAGTCGGTTGGCGAGGCTGTCGCCGAAGAGCTGCAGATAGACGACTTGGGGCAAGCAGGGCTGCAGCGGCGTGGCGGGCGGGATCGGGGTTGCGACTGCTGGTGGCGTGACCACCGGCGTGGTGCCGACTGGTGTGGGCGCTGTCTCGCCGGATCCACCTCCGCCGCCTCCGCAGGCGGTGAGCACAGCGAGGGCGATCGCGGCGATGAGGGTGCGCCCGGCGGCACGGGCTTCGGCTGCTGTCATGGTGTCTCCACGGGTTGGGGGTGTGAAGACAGTATTAGCGACACGCTATGAGATGTCAATAGCGTGATGCGAATAAGTTGTCGAGCCGACACCGGTACGAGAAAAAGCTCGCGCGATGCGGGCCTTGCGTGGAGGCTGCTGCCTGCCCGTCCATGCTTGCATTACGCGGATGCTTGCATAACAATGCAAGCACATCAACTCGTATGAATGCTTGCAATGATTGACCCAAAGGAACCAGTTGGGCGCGCCAGAGGTGCGCTTGCTCTAGCGGAGAAATTGACGCCTGATGAGCGCCGACTGCGCGCGTCCAAAGGTGCGGCGGCGAGGTGGAAAAAGCAACTCGCCGCCACGCACAAGGGAAACTTCAAAGCACAACTCGGCATTGATGTCGAGTGCTATGTCCTCAACGACGCAGGCAGGACCGCGGTTATCAGCCAGACGGGCATGGCGGAAGCGCTGGGCCTGACCATGCGCGGCAACGTGCTTGAGCGCTTTATAAGTACCAAGGCTATGGCCGACTTCGTGGTGGCCGAACTCGCCGACAAGCTACGAAATCCGCTTTCGTTTCAATGGGATAGCGCACTGGCCGAAACGCCGTCAGCGACCACTAAGGTGGTTCCCCCAGCGTCCGGCAAGGGCTTCGACGCCGCCCTCCTGATCGACCTATGCAATGCGATCGCCGTTGCCAACGCGGCCGGGAAACTTGGCAAGCGCTACGAGAAAGTCGTTCAGCAGGCGGCGATCATCACTGGTGCATCCGCCAAGTCGGGAATTCGCTCACTCGTCTATGCTCTCGCCGGTTACAGCCCAACGACCGAAGAGGTCATCCATGCTTTCAAGGCCTACGTCAAGGAAGAGGCCAAGAAGTACGAGCAAGAGTTTCCGCCAGAGTTATACGCCGCATGGCATCGACTGTACAAGATTCCCGTGTTTGCTCGCGGGCGCCCCTGGTTGTTCAAGGAACTGACTCTCAAGCATGTCTATATCCCCCTCGCTAAGAGCCGAGGCAAGATTCTTGAACTGCTCCGCGATGCGCAGTCCAAGGATGAGGGCGAACGAAGAAAGAAACTGCATCAGTTCTTGACTGATATCGGCACGCGCGCGTTGCGACTTCACATCGGCAGACTCACCGAAATGGCCGAGTCGTCGAAGGCGAAGATTGAGTATGAGACGAAGGTGACTGACAGATTTGGTGGCCAGCTTCAGTACGAGTTGCCGCTCGCAATTCCGGATGAGCCCCCTGCATGAGCGGGTAATCCGCAACTCTGACCGGGTCAGTTCTGAGTCGCGGTCAGGATGCCGTTGTAGACGTACCGGCAACCATGATAGTTAGTTCCCTACTGGGGCTCCAGTCCATATAAACACGCGGAAGTCATTCGTTGCCTGATCCGGATTGCGGCCACACCCGAAAATGTTGTCGCATCCTGTCAGCAACTGAAGCTGGGCTCTGCCATTGGGTTCCGGAAGTCGAGTCACGGTGAAAGCTAAATCGACACTGCTGCAGCACGGCCCGAAGGTTTGAATAAGCGAATCAGTTGCCGTCTGTATTCGGTACCTACTATTTTGTGCTATCCACACTTGAGCACGTTGCCATACATAGTCGCACTGCTCTTTGAAAGCGCAATACTCGAAACTCTTGCCGCGTATTGGGCCGCCCGCGCATCCCGTTAGTAAAAAGCTGAGCACGACAAGAAGTCTGTATTGCGATTTCATTTTGAAGTGGATTGTTCGGTTGTGCTACTCAGCCGTTGGTAAGCTGTGAATCTTCACAAGTCTCCCCATTGGGACGGTCGGCCCTCGGGGCGAGGGGACTGGTTACGCGGTATGAACTGAAAGACTTTGGCGGGGCGAAGTGGGCTCATGCTGCCTTGTCCTTTGCGGCGTCTAGCATTGCGGCAAGCTGTCGACCGAGACTCGCTGCACTGGCTGGGTCATCCTCAAGTCCCGACAGCAGGCCCAACGCGCCGCGCCTCGTCGACCTTGGGACCTCTGCGAGGAGGGTTCCGAGTCGAACAATGACTTCTTCGGCGTTCATTGGGTTGGATGGTGGGTTGGAGTTCCGCGCAGCCTTGACCTCTCTGAGATTCGACCCCGCCGGGGCGTGATCAGTCGCCGCATCGGAGGTCTCAGGTACATCAAATTTCGGATCGTTGTCCATCCATCCAGGCGGCTTGCCGACCTTCTTCTCGATCCAGCGTGCACTGACGCTATCGATGTTGGAAAGGCCGGTCACCTTTCCGGCCTTGTTTTTGCGCTCGCTACGGTTCTTCCATTGACTGACCTGCGCATTGACCCGCTCGATCTTGTCGGCGAGCGATTGCACGGTCGGGTACTCAGGCAACTCCAGTAGTTGGATCAGCCGGGCGTGACGAATTTCCTCGATGGTGCGCATAGAAGACATTCGATAGCAGTCAGCTATCAAAGGCCATTCGCGCAGCGCTAGCTTTTCTGAAAGCATGGCGCTAATATGGGTGGATGGAACTCAAGGAATACGTCGAACAGCGGGGCGTTGCCGCGCGCTTGGCTCGCGCTCTCGCCATCCCGCCAGTGCTCATTTCGCAATGGGCATCCGGCGCGCGCCCCATCCCAGAGGATCGAGCCCCGGCTTTGGAGTTCGAGACTGGCTTCCAAGTGCCTGTCGAGACGATGTGCCCGAAGACCAAATGGCAAAGAGTCCCCGACGAAGGTTGGCCCAACGGAAAGCCGCTGATAGACAAGACGCCATGCGTCCAAGCCACCCCCGCTCCCTCGCAGGAGGCCGCATGACTCATCAAGCCATCCTCGACGAGCTCGCTGAGATCTACCGCGAGACCAACCGGCAGAAGAACGAGATCAACAAGCTGCGCGACGACGAGATCGCCAGGGTCCGCGTCAAGTGCGGCAGCCTTGGCCATCTCTTTCGCTTCGAGGACCTCGGCATGCGCGACCGTTGCTGCGTCTGCGACGCCCCAGGAGATCGCGACCTGATTGGCGAAACGATCGCGCACAAGTTTCCTGAGGCAGCACGTCACGACGGCGCCCGCGTGCACGCCGTTCTCACCGAGAGCGATCTGGTGAAGAAGGTCGAAGACCGCAACAGCGGCATCTCCCGAGCCATCGTTCGAGCGGCCCGGAGGGTGAGAGATTGATGGAGCGCTACTTGATCAGCGCGGCCAGGGCGGCCTCGTTGACGACGGTTCGCGCCGCCGCGAGAGCCAGGTCGTGTACGGCTTCGATCGAGCGATTGAAGTCCTGCGGCAGCGGCAGTTCGAGAGTGAGCTCGAACGCCGGCAAGCCAGAACCTTCGTCTTGGCTGACCGACACCTCTACGAAGGCATACAGCCAGCGCTCGTCCTTCAAGCCTTTGATCTTGTCGACGCTGTATTCGATTTCCATGGGAGCCCGTGCCGTGGCACGTCGAGTTGTGGTGACGGGATCGTGCCACGGCATAGGGCTCCCGCCCATCGTCGGCAAGTCGACGGCCGACGCGGAGCGCTAGGTGATGCGCCACGCAGTCGCCCTCATCGTCATCGCCGCTGGGCTCGCCTCGAAATTTCCCGAGGCAAGCCCGGTAATCACCTTCGCGCTGATCTGCCTCGCCGCAGCCCGAATTGGCTCGGCCCTCGTCGACAAGGGGGACTGAACCATGCGCACCTTCGCCGTCGATGTCGCAGCCGGCCTGCTGATCTGCACAGCCATCGGCAGCTATGCCTGCATCTGCCTGTTCGACCTGATCACGGCCGGCCGCTTCAGCCGCCGCGACCGGCGGCGCGAGTTCTGACGTCACGAGCCATACCTTCGAGCCGCTCGCATGAACCTCTCAGCTTCCACGGCGTCGCAGTCCGCTGCCAACACGAGCAGCACGCGGCGCAGCCACGCGCTCAGCGCCCGCGCCGCGGCTTCATCGTTTGTCTCCTCAGCCGCACCAGCGGCGGGCTTGGCGCCGGGTTCCTTCGGGGACTCGGCGTCTTTTTCTTCAGCGGCCATGCGGACCTCCGCCGTCGGGCTCGAAGGTTCGCGTGATGTGCTCGTCGAGCAGCAGCACGCGTGTCGGCAGGGCAGGGCCCGAGTGCTCTTGCCTTTCGTCGCCGACTGCGGCCCGGTGATCACCACCGGGCCCGCGCCGATCTGTCTTGCGGCCGTTTTGGCCGTTCCTCCCTGCGGTGCACATCGCGCCGTTCCTCCCTGGCCGCCATCGTCGCGAATGCCGCGCAGGTGGTCCATCACAACGACAACCCGGAGTTGCCATGGACATTGCTGACGCCGCCTACCACACCGTGCACGACTACCCCGGCGGCGCCGAAGCGCTGGCCGTGCGCCTCGGCAAGCGCGGCTCCTCGCTGAGCCATGAAGTGCGGCCGCCGGTCGGCAGCTCGGCGAAGTTCGGATTGCTCGACGCCGTGACCGCCATGGAGCTCAGCGGCGACAGGAGAATCCTGAACGCGATCGCCGGCCGCCTGAATTGCATCGTCATCCCGATGCCGCAGATCGACGACAGCGACGGCAGCGCACACCACGTGGCGCGCGTCGCCGCAGAGTTCGGCGAGCTCATGGCGGAGGTCGCCACCAGCGTTTCCGATGGCCACGTCTCAGCCAACGAGTTGGCCCGCGTGAACCACAGCTATGCCGAAATGACAGCGGTCTGCCAGCGCATGCTGGCGCATCTCGCCGCCTTGCACGAGGAGGCCAAGCCAAGGGGTCAGGAAGGGCGGGGCGCTCATAGCGCGGCTGTGCGTCGGGTGGCTGCATGAACTGCAAGCACGGTGAGATGGCGGCATTGGTCCGAGACACCTACGGCATCCCGCAGATCCGCCTGATGGTCGGCCAGATCGTGCACGTCGAACGGCGGGTGGTCATCCCGATCTTCGACTTGCGGACGTCGACGCTCTCGGCCGCCGATGCCTGGACACTGAAGACGCCATACCCGTGCCCGTGTTGCGGTCAGCAGGTTGACTGGCTCTTCGATGCCGACCTGCAGCCGATCCGCGGGCGGCCAGCGGCGGGCGTTGACGACGCCCGAAAGTTCGAGCCCGAGGTCATCGCGTTCTGCGGGGAACCGCGGGTATGAAGGCCATCGCGTTTGACCTGCTGCGGGCCGCGGTGTGCATCGTCGGTGGCCTCGCCGTCGTGACGATCGGCCTGCGTGTAGGGGCGTGGCTTTGAGCGACTACGACGCTTTTCTCCGCGCCAAAGTCCAGATGGCCGAGTCCTTCGGCTTCGAGATTGATCCCGCGGAGGTCAACCCGATTCTGAAGCCGCACCAGGTCGCGATGGTCTGCTGGGCAGTCGGCGGTGGCCGGCGGGCCATCTTCGCGGCTTTCGGGCTCGGCAAGACCGTGATCGGCCTGGAGACGGTACGCATCACACGAGCTCGCGCTGGTGGCATGGCGCTGATCGTGATCCCCCTCGGCGTCCGCCAAGAGTTCATGCGCGACGCCGCGATGCTCGGCATCACCGTCAAGTTCGTGCGTCGCATCGAGGAATGCGACGACCCGCATGGCATCTACCTGACGAACTACGAGACCATCCGCGATGGCAAGCTCGACCCGCGACTGTTCGGCGTCGCGCTGCTCGACGAGGCGGCTTGCTTGCGCGGCTTCGGCGGCAGCAAGACGTTCCGCGAGTTCATGGCGCTCTTTGCGGGCGACGATCGGCGCGACATGCACGAGCGCGTGCGCGGCGCCGGCGTGCGCTACCGCTTCGTCGCGACGGCGACACCGAGTCCCAACGAATATGTGGAACTGCTCGCCTACTGCGCGTTCCTCGGCGTCATGGATGTCGGCCAGGCCAAGACGCGATTCTTCAAACGCGACAGCACGAAGGCCGACAAGCTGACGATCCATCCGCACAAGGAGCGTGAGTTCTGGCTCTGGGTGGCCAGCTGGGCGCTCTTTGTGCAGCGGCCGTCGGACCTCGGGTTCAGCGACGAGGGCTACGAGCTGCCGCCGCTCGACGTGCGCTGGCACGAGATCCCCGGCGACCCAATGGCCGCCGGCTGTGACCACTCCGGCCAAGCGCGCATGTTTTCGCAGCAGGCGATTGGCGTCGTCGACGCGGCGCGAGAGAAGCGCGAGAGTCTGCTGGCGCGCATCGCGAAGATGCTCGAGCTCCGCGCCGAGGATCCGGACGCACACCGCTTGCTGTGGCACGACCTCGAAGACGAGCGCCGCGCCATCGAGCGTGCCGCGCCTGCAGTCGTGAGCGTCTATGGCAGCCAGGATCTCGAGGAACGCGAGGCAGCGGTCATCGGCTTCAGCGACGGCGAGATCCGCGAGCTCGCGAGCAAGCCGGTGCTGCTCGGCAGCGGCTGCAACCTGCAGCGGCACTGCTCGTGGGCGATCTTTCTCGGCATCGGCTTCAAGTTCGCCGACTTCATTCAGGCGATCCACCGCTTGCATCGGTTCCTGCAATCGGGCCGCGTGCGCATCGACCTCATCTACACGGAAGCCGAGCGCGAGGTGCGCCGGCAGTTGGAGCGCAAGTGGGCCCAGCACAAGGAAATGGTGGCCAAGATGGCGGAGATCATCCGTGAGTTCGGCCTGTCGCAGATCGCGATGGCCCAGGTACTGGCCCGCAAGCTCGGCGTCGAGCGCGTAGAGGTGCGCGGCAAGGGCTATGTGCTGGTCAACGAGGACTGCGTCAAGGAGACGCGGCGCATGGTCGGTGACAGCGTCGGGCTGATCCTGACGTCGATACCGTTCAGCACGCAATACGAGTACTCGCCGAACTACGCCGACTTCGGGCACACCGACAACAACTGCCACTTCTTCGCGCAGATGGACTTCCTGGTACCGGAGCTGCTGCGCGTGCTGCAGCCGGGCAGGGTAGCCGCCATTCACGTCAAGAACCGCATCGTGCCGAGCGGCATGGTCGAAGGCGTCGGCTTTCAAACCGAATACCCCTTCGATCTCGACACCGTCGCCTGCTTCCGTCGCCACGGCTTCCACTTCGTCGGCCGCAAGACGATCGTCACGGATGTCGTGCGCGAGAACAACCAGACGTACCGGCTGGGCTGGAGCGAGCAATGCAAGGACGGCTCGCGCATGGGGTTTGGCCTGAACGAGTACCTGCTGATCTTCCGCAAAGCGCCGACCGACGCGAGCCGCGGCTATGCGGATCTGCCGGTGGTCAAAGAGAAGGGGAGCTACACGCGGGCCCGCTGGCAGTTCGATGCCCACGGCTTCACCCGGTCGAGCGGGGACAGGCTGTTGACACCCGAAGAGCTGCAGGGCCTGCCGCACGCCGCGATCTTCCAGCTGTTCCGCAAGCATTCGCTCGAATCGGTCTTCGACTTCGAGCACGACGTGCGCATCGCCGACGCGCTCGACGAGCAGGGCATGCTGCCGTCGACCTTCATGTTGCTGCAGCCTCAGTCCTGGCGACCTGACGTGTGGACCGACATCACGCGCATGCTGACGCTCAACGGCGCGCAGTCCGCCGCCCAGCGCGAGATGCATCTGTGCCCGATGCAGTTCGACATCGCCGACAGGGCGATCGAGCAGTACAGCATGCCGGGCGAGGAGATCTACGACCCCTTCAATGGCATCGGGACGGTTGTCTACCGCGCGGTCAAGCTCGGCCGCCGCGGCCGCGGCTGTGAGCTCAGCCCCTCGTACTTCGCCGACAGCGCGATCTATGCGAAGCAGGCAGAGCTGGAGCTGAGCACGCCCTCGCTGTTCGACTTCGAAGAGTTGGCGGCGTGATGAACAGCCTACTGCGCGTCGCCTTGTTGAGGATCAAACTTGTCGGCCAGTCTGGTCAGCGCTCTGCTAATCGCTTCCTGAACGTCGCGTGCGCGATTCCCAACGGCTGGGTCAATTGGCCACTGGCGAATCTCCATCGGCATTGGTCGCTGGCCGCTGAGGACTTCAAGCAGCGCAATTTGGGTCATTCGTTGCTGTATTTCGAGGTCTTCGTGGGCCTGCGGGCTATAGCTTCCAGTCTGCAGCGATTGCCGGTCGAACTTATAACGATTGGCCAGAGCAATGCTTTCAAGGAGATTGACAAAGAGCTCGTCACCTTTGGCTCTCCAGGCTGCATGTTGCTCGGGCGTTGTGGGCCGTGCTTCTCCGGTCGGACTGAGATGTCGCCGATACGTATCCCAGTTGTCAATCACGGTTTGCGAGGCTGTTCCGCGAATGGCGCGACCCAGGACCCTACGTCCATAGAAAGCCAAGTCTATCGAATTCAGAGCCTGTACATGGTCAGGCGACAAGCGCGCCTGCCTGGTTGCCATGAGAACGCGAAACACGTGGTCACGTCGCAACGATTTGTCGCGTGCGCGTTCAACAGCTTTCTGGGCCTGCACAGCCAGGATAGGTCCCACGACTGCAGCTGCAATCAGCAGCCATTCGTTCGCGCCCATGTCAGAGATATTCATTTATCTGTCCTCGATTTTTCCCGGTATGTTACTGGCAGCGTACTCGCACGCTGCTTGGCTTCGACACCGGCCTGGTACTGCGGCGCGGTGGAGTTGGCCGTATGGTGACCTGGAGCGAAGGCCGGATTGCCCGCGCCATTGCCCGCCAGACCCTGGCCAGCAAGTGCGTCGTGCTCGTCGACCGCTGCAACTGGACAGGCCACGAGTGCGACGTGCTCGGCGTGACGCAGGACCTGCGGCTCATCGACGTCGAGATCAAGATCAGCCGCGCCGACCTGAAGGCCGACGCCCGTAAGGACAAGTGGTGGAGCCGCCGCGGCAGCTGGCGATCCGGCGAGCGTCAGCCCGAAGCTGCGCACCGCGACTGGCCGCCCAAGGTCTGGAAGCACTACTACGCGGCCCCCGCCGACATCTGGAAGCCCGAGCTGCTGCCCCTGCTGGCATCGTCGGCCAGTGGTGTCCTGCTGGTGCGCGAGCAGCGCGGCACCGACGTGCTGAGCGTCGAGTGCGTGCGCCGCGCCACGCCGAACCGGGACGCCAAGGCCATCAGCGCCGCAGCCGCCGTCGACATCGCGCGGCTCGCCAACCTGCGCATGTGGGACGCCTACAAGCAGCTCGAGCAGGGCGCGGCTCGCCAAAGCATCCAGGAGATCGCATGATCCTGAACCCCATCTACAACCCGCGGCCCGGCAGCATCGCCGATCGTGCGATGGCGCATCTGAAGGCCCATGGCCTGACTGCCAACGTGCCGCTGGCGGACGCCATCGACGCCGATTCGGGCGCCATCTCAGCGTCGCTATCGACCGCCGTGCGCTTCGGCGCCGTCAGGCGGGAGACCATCAACGGCGTGCTGTGTTGGTCGCTCGGCGACGGTGCGCCGCCGGCGCCCGACGACCATGACGACGATCCCATCGTGCAGCGCGTCGTCAATGTGAGCGCCGACACCGTGCCGGCGAGGGGCGCCGCCTGGCCGGAAGTGGGCGAGATCACTCCGCCAGATGCGGGAACGATTTCGTCAGTTGCCGAGACGCCTTCGCCAATTCTTGCGACGGAATCGGCAATTGCCGAAACGGTCGAGGCAGACGGCGGCGAGGTGCTGTCAGCAGCGAGCGCATCAGCAGGCTTGCGAATCGCCTTGTGGTCGGACGGCGCGCTGCAATTGCGCCGAAGCGACGTTGACATCGCGGTGCTGAGCGGCGACGAGACGCGGCAGCTGATCGACTATCTCAGGCAGGTGAACGCGTGACCGACGCCGCGCTGCCACATTCGCTCGCGCGGGAGAAGGCGGCTCGATGAACTACTACGAGCATCACATCCGCGACTACGACGCCGCCACGGCCCATCTAACCTGGGACGAGGACATGGCGTACACGCGCCTCATGCGCTGGTACTACCGGAAAGAGCAGCCGATACCCGCCGAGCTGGCCGAGGCCTGCCGCCAGGTTCGCGCCGTCTCGAAGCCCCAGCGTGACGCCGTTGCGTCGGTGCTGCGTGAGTTCTTCGTGCTGGAGCCCGATGGCTGGCACCAGAAGACCTGCGACGAGGTGATCAACGCCTACCAGGCCGGCGAGCCCGAGCGCGAAGTGAAGAAGGCGAACGAGGACAACCGATCGAAGCGCCATCGCGAGGAGCGTGCTCGCCTCTTCAAGGTGCTGACCGACGCCGGCGAGCACGCGGCCTGGAACATCCCGATCAGCGATCTCCGCGAACTCGTGCAGCGCATTACAGGCCCGGCGCCTGCAACGCCTGACACGCAACCTGCAACGGCACCTGTAACGCCTGTCACGGCTACCCAGACACCAGACACCAATACCCAGACACCAGAAGTAAAAGAAGAAGACAAGCGCGCGCACTCGGACTCCACCGAAGTCGCGCGAGACCCGCCGACGCCTCTCGCCGAAGCCCGGATGGCGCTGAAGCGCGGCGGCATCCATCCGGCGACCTACAACCCCGAGGACCAGGTGCTCGTCGAGCTCGTCCGCCAGGGCGCCGAGCCGGACGAGCTCGAGGCTCTTGCCCGCGAAGCGATTCGCAAGGGCATCGGCAAGCCGCTGCCGTGGGTCACGGCGACGTTGATCGGCCGACGCGCCGACGCGGCAGCCGTTCGCCTCGCCCCGAAGGGGCCAGCACCTGCGACAAGCCGTGCCGAGCAGCGCGCCGAGACCATCGCCGGCCTCACCACGCAACCCCAGAGGACAAGCCATGCAGAACCCGATTTCATCGATGTCGCTGCCCGTGTCATCCGCTAAGCCGGCAGCCGTCGAGCCGATCCCCGACGAGTGGGTGCGCTGGCTCTTCGACCGCCTGCACGCCTGCTTCGGCTCGAAGCTCGCCGACCTGTACGCCGGCGCCAAGCCGGAGATCGTGCGCCGCGAGTGGGCGGAGGCATTGCGCAGCTACGCCGACGCCGAGGTGGAGCGCGGCCTCGGTGCCTGCCGCACGCGGGCCTTCGCGCCGAACCTCGGCGAGTTCCTGATGCTCTGCCGGCCGGCGCTCGACCCCGAGACGGCTTGGCTCGAGGCGGAGCAGGGCATGCCGATTCACGCCGGCGGCCAGTGCTTTGCGTGGTCGCACCCGGCGGTCTACTGGGCGGCGCGGCAGATGCAGGTCGAGCTGCGCGGCAGCAATTTCGCGGCGCAGCGCAAGCGCTGGACGCGGTTGATGCTCGAGCAATGGGAGCTCGGAGCATGGGCGTCACCGCCGGACCCGACGGTGCGTGCCATCGCGATGCGAGCCGGCGACGGCCTGCTGGACCCGCAGGCGCGGCAGCGCGCTGTCGACTCGATGCGCGAGACCCGCGCCGCGCTCGCGCAGCGCTACGCCGATCGGACTGGAGAACAGCTGTGAGCACCCATTCCTGCCCGCCGCGCGCCGGCGTGGACCCTTGCTCGCCGAGCCGCAAGGCTGCCGAATGCTCCAGCTGCGCGCGATACCAGCCCCACCATCCCGACGACGCCGAAGAGCGGCCCTACACGGTGCTGCTCGACGCGTCGATCGCCAGGCGCGTGCCGGTCGGCGCGTCGATCGCGAAGACGCGCATGCGGTGCGCAATGTTCGAAAGGGCGACGCGATGAGCATCGAAACCCGGGGCTACGAGGCCGTCGACAGCCAGGTCGACATGCTGGACGACTGTTGCGATCAGCAGTGCAACCAGGGCCGGCTCTGCCCGCGCCGCGAGCGGCCGGTAAGCGCGGCGTCGGCGTGGTGGATGCTGGTGCTTGCCCTCGCGCCGCTTGCCGTCATCGCCTTCGTCGCGGTGGTCCGATACGGAGCCAAGACATGGTGAGCCGACCAGACTTCAGGGCAGGCGATCACGTCGCCATCGAGCGCGCCGACGGCGGCGGTCACATCTTCCTCGACATCGAGTCCATCGCGCGTGCCGCCGGCTACGTGCGCCGCCGACCTCGGCTGATTGTCGTCGTCGCCCCGCTGCTGGCCGCGCTGGTGGTGCTCGCCTGGGGACGTCGATGACCGTCATCGCCTTCACCATCCTCGGCCAGGCCTTCAGCAAGGCCAACAGCCGCAAGATCGTCGATCTGCCGGTGCGCGGCCAGCGCGGCGTCACGCGGCGCGCCGTCATCAAGTCCAAGGAGGCGCTCGCCTACGAGGCCAGCGCGCTGCAGCAGATCCCGCCGCGCTGCCGCGTCGAGCTCAGGGGTCCCGTTGGCATGCGCATCCGCATGTACTACGCCACGCAGCTCCCGGACATGGACGAGAGCCTGGTGCTGGACATCCTGCAGACACGATTCAAGACGCGGCGGCTCGCCGATGGCAGGCCGGTGCTGGATGCCAAGGGCGTGCGAATCCGCGACCTCGTGCAGCGCGGCGTCTACCTGAACGACCGCCAGGTCCGCGACCGGCACACGACGCACCACATCGACAAGGTGAACCCGCGCGTCGAGCTCGAGGCCTGGCCGCTGGAGATGCAGCAGGCCTCGATGTTCGAGGACGACGAGCAGCCCGTATTCGCGACTGCCGAAGAAGAGGAAGAGGAGGCAGCGTTTTGAAGCCGATGCGCTGGTACATCGCCGGGCCCATGACCGGGTATCCAGGCTTGAACTTTCCGGCCTTTCACCGCGAGGCCAGGCGCCTGCGTGGCCTCGGTCACGAAGTCGTGAATCCCGCCGAGATCAATGCCAATCCGAGCGCTCGATGGGAGGATTGCATGCGCGCCGACATCGTCGAGCTCGTGACGTGTGACGGCATCGCCCTGCTGCCGAACTGGGAGCGGTCGCGCGGCGCTGCGCTGGAGCACCACATTGCGAAGGCGCTCGGCATGCGCGTGCAGATGGCGGCCGAGATCCTCGAAACAGCATGAGACCGCGCGGACCAGTCCGGCAAGCCATCGGTGTCGTGCTCGACGAACCCGGCATGACGCGTGACCTCGCGCAGCGCGCGCAGCTCGCCGTCGAGCACACGCGGCGCACTCTCGACAACATGCGGCGCAGCGGCCAGATCACGGTCGTCGAGCGCAAGCGCGTCGCCGGCGTCAAGCGTCCCGTGCCGGTCTACGCGATCACCCAAAACCTTGAACAGCAGCCGGAAGCCCCAGGCGCCCAGCTGCATCTGTACTTCTTTCCGTCGCGCACCGGCGCGCAGACTTGATGGCGAAGATCGAATGGATCGAAAGGCGTTTGGAGAACTGGGCACGCTGGCGGCTGAAGCGTTCAGGGCATGCGCTCGGCTTTCCCAAGCAGAACGTGCTCGCCAGGTTCTGGCAGCCGCCGCGCTACCGCGAGGCCGTGGCGATCTTGCCCGTCGATGAGGCCGAGGCCTGGACGATGGAGCAATGCATCGGCGGGTTGCCGGCGATCCTGAAGGACACCGTCGAGCAGCGCTACTTGACGACGGGCACCGTCACCGACGACGCGAAGGCCTTGAGATGCGGCGTCTCGACGGTGCATGCGCGCATCGAGGATGCCCATCGACTACTGGCCGAGGCGTTGAATGCGCGCAGAGGCGGCGTCGCGAGTCTCGGCCTAGGAAACTAGTACTTCTTCCCAATCATCAAGATAGTAGACGTACTCGTCGGGAGCGCTGCCAACTGCCCGTGACACGTAGCCCACGAACAAGCCTGGCAGCTCTGCAGCCGAACGCACGATCAGCACCCCGCTGTTCATCACGGACTGCGGCCGCGCATAAATGACCTTTACGCCGCCAATGGTCGTCGTCCCATCTGCGGCCTTCATGATGGTGATCGTCATGGACGCCATTCTGGCCCGGTTTCACGCGTTATAGATTCAATGCACAGTTCAGGCACTCTGGTATTCGTCCCGTCCACAGGAAGCCCGCCGAGGTCAATGCCGCGGCGGGCTTCGGCGCTTCTGCAGCAGGAGATTCCCCATCGTGATGTTCATCGGCAACGTGAGTGACCTCATCGCCTTCGCCGAGCGACTCGCCGAGGGTCACCAGAGCCACCTCAACCACCAACTGGAACGCATCATGAACGCACTCGAAGATCTTCAGGCGTCCGTCGCCAACCTGACCGCGGCCGCCGACGCCGCCAACGCGAAGGCCGATGCCCTCATCGCTGGCAATGCGGCGCTGGCCACGCAGAGTGCCGACCTCAGCGCGCAGGTCGCTGCCCTGCAAGCGCAGATCGCCAACGGCAACGGCGTCAGCGAGGCTGACCTGGCGGCGATCAAGTCGGGCATCGACGCCGTCACCGCTGGCCTCACCGAGCAGAGTGCACAAGACGATGCGGCCCTGAGCCCGGCGCCGGCTCCCGCGCCCGAACCGGCGCCGGCCCCTGCCGAGCCGCCGGCCGAGCCGACGGCGGTCTGAGCAACTGCTCCTGCACCTGCACCCATGGGACGCCTCACCGCTCTGAAGCCGCGCACCGCGGCACTCGGCAAGCGACTGAGCGACGCACCCGTGCAGGTGCGCGAGCGCCTGCGTGGCAGGCCATGGGCACGGAAGCGCGAGGGCATCCTGCTGCGTGACCCGCTGTGCAAGCACTGCCTGCGCAAGGGCGTCACCATCGCTGCCGTCGAGGTGGACCACATCGTGCCCGTCGAGCAGGGTGGCAGCGACGACGACAGCAATCTGCAGGGCCTGTGTCACGACTGCCACGCGGCGAAGACGGCCGACGAGCAGCGGGCGCGGCAGGGTGGCGGCCGATCCGCGAAGGTGGGGGGGTGGGTCGAATCTCCAGGGGCTGGGGGACCGGAAACCGCACTGGACCCCATTCGCGGGTTTTTTTCCGCCATGCGAAACACGGCTGACCGTTGATGTCGAAAAGAACTGGGAACCCGCCCGGCCGACCCGCATACAAGCCCACGGCCGCGGTGCGTCGCCAGGTATCGATCGCCGCCGGCGCCGGCATGCCGCATGAGCACATCGCGCTGGCGCTGGGCATCACGACGCCAACGCTACGCAAGCACTTCGAGCGAGAGCTGTCGGTGGTGGCCTACCAGCGGCGCATGGAGGCGCTGCAGGGCCTGCACGCTGCGGCCAAGCGCGGCAACGTGAGCGCGGCGAAGGCCTACACGGCGACGCCGCCGGAATTCGAGCCGCTGGGGGCCGCGAGCGGCGCGCCGGTGTCGACGCCTGCACCACAGCCGAAAGTCGCGCCAGCGCCGCAACCGTTGGCCGCCGTGGGCAAGAAAGAGCAGGCGGCGATCGACGCGACGACGGCTCAGGTCGGCACCGGGTGGGAAGGGCTTCTGCCCGGAGTGCCGTTGCAATGAGCGCGGCATGGGACCTAAGTTGCCCAGACTGGGCAGACCGGTTGCGCTCGGGTCGCTCGCTGGTGCCTGACCTTCCGCACCTGGACGTGGCCGCCGGCGATCGTGCCGTCGCGGTTTACAACCGCCTCAGGCTGGCGGACGTGCCGGGCACGCCCACACTTGAAGAGGCGGGCGGCCAGTGGTTCCGCGAGATCGTGCGGGCATTGTTCGGCTCGCTCGACCCGTGGACGAAGGCTCGCATGATCCGCGAGCTGCTGCTGCTGGTGCCGAAGAAGAACTCCAAGACGACGAACGGGGCGCTGCTCATGCTGACGGCGCTGCTGCTCAACCAGCGGCCGCGCGCGCCGTTCCTGATGACGGCGCCGGTGCAGGACGTGGCCGACCTGGCATTCTCGGCGGTGGCCGGCGCGATCGGCCTCGACCCGGTGCTCGACGCGAAATTCCACGTGCGCGAGCACCTCAAGACGATCGTGCATCGCGAGACGAAAGCGACGCTGGAAATCATGACGTTCGATCCCGCCGTGGTAACCGGCCGCAAGGTGGTAGGCGCCCTCATCGATGAGCTCCACGTCGCCGCGAAGATGGCCAAGGCCGACAAGGCGCTGCGCCAGCTGCGCGGCGGCATGCTGCCGTACCCCGAGGCGTTCCTGGCGTTCATCACGACACAGAGCGACGACGCGCCGGTGGGCATCTTCCGCGACGAACTGCAGAAGGCGCGCGACATCCGCGACGGCAAACGCCAGGGCGCCATGCTGCCGGTGCTCTACGAATTCCCGGCCGACGTGCAGCGCTCGACCGACAAGGCCTGGCGCGACGCGGCGATCTGGCACATGGTCACGCCGAATGCCGGCAAGTCCATCACCGTCGAGCGGCTGGTCGAGGAGGCGAAGGTCGCCGAGGAGACAAGCGAGGCGGAGTTCCGCGCCTGGGCTTCGCAGCACCTGAACGTCGAGATCGGCCTGGCGCTGATGTCGAATGGCTGGGCTGGCGCCGAATTCTGGGAAGCACAGGGCGCAGAGTGGGTGACACTCGAAGAGCTCATCCGACGTTGCGAGGTCGCGACGATCGGCATCGACGGCGGCGGCCTCGACGACTTGCTGGGCCTGACGGTCGTTGGCCGCGAGCGCGGCATCGGAAAGTGGTTGACTTGGTCGAAAGCCTGGGCCCACCCATCGGTGCTGACCAGGCGCAAGTCCGAGGCCTCGCGCTTTCACGACTTCGCCGATGACGGCGACCTCGTCCTGGTCGACCGCATCGGCGCAGACGTCAAGGAAGTAGGCGACATCGTGGCCCGTGTCGCGGCGGCCGGGTTGCTCGAGCGCGAGGAGTCGCAGCGCGGCGCGATCGGTGTGGACGCTGTCGGCATCGGGGCCATCGTCGATGAGCTCGTCAGTCGCGGCATCGCTGAGGACCAAATTGTCGCCATCAGCCAAGGATGGCGCCTCGCCGGCGCGATCAAGACGGCGGAGAGGAAGCTAGCCGCCGGAGAGATCGTGCACGCGGGCTGCCCGTTGATGGCGTGGTGCGCTGGCAACGCGAAGGTCGAACCGCGCGGCAATGCCGTGTTGATCACGAAGCAGGCGTCAGGCACCGCAAAGATCGACCCGCTGATGTCCTTCTTCAATGCCGTCGAGTTGATGTCCCGCAACCCCGTCATCAAGCCCAAGCTGTACCAGATGTTCTTCGTCTGACCAGCCGCAACACCATACCGAAGCCCGCCGCACGCGGGCTTTTCTGTTTCTGGAGACGCCATGCAGCGCGCCTATTCAACTCTCGAGATCAAGGCCGTCGACGGCGGCGACGAGAAGCGAACCTTCTCGGGCATCGCTTCCACGCCGAGCACCGATCGCATGGGCGACATCGTCGAGCCGAAGGGGGCGCAGTTCAAGCTGCCGATTCCGTTGCTCTGGCAGCACGACAGCCGCCAGCCGATCGGCTGGGTCACGGCCGCCACCGTCACCAGCAAGGGCATCGAGATCAGCGGCGAGGTCGCCGATGTGCCCGAAGACGGCGAGCTCAAGACGCGCCTGGCCACGGCCTGGCAGTCGATCAAGTCCAAGTTGGTCCGCGGCCTGTCGATCGGCTTCAACGCCATCGAGCACGCACAGATCGACGGCACGTGGGGCGTGCGGTTCGTGAAGTGGGAATGGCTGGAGTTGTCGGCCGTGACGATTCCGGCGAACTCCGATGCCTCCATCACTGCAATCAAGTCGGCTGACGACTCTGCAAGGGCCGCGCTTGGCCTGCATCGCAAGGGCGTGCAGCTGATTTCGAAGTCTCCCGGCGCTTCGGGAAACGCAATCCATGGCGCCCGCCGCGGCGCCGTTCAACTCATCCCGAAAGCCAAGCAATGAAGACCATCACCGAACAGATCGCCGACCTGGAAAACACTCGCGCCGCCAAGGTGGCGCGCCAGGACACCATCATGAGCAAATCCATCGAGGAAGGTCGCTCAACGAACACGGAAGAGGGCGACGAGGTCGACGAGATCGAGCTCGAGCTGAAGCAAATTGATGCCGACTTGGTACGCCTGAAGAATATGGAGCGCCGCAACATCGAACGCGCCAAAGGCGTCGACGGCACGAACGCCGACCGCGGCGCCGCCTCGCGTGGCGGCCCGACGATCGTCATGCGCAGCGGCGACGCTGCCGAGAAGTTCAAAGGCCAGAACTTCGTGCGCCAGATCATCGCGAAGGCTGTGGCTCGCCTGGATGACACCAGCCCGATCAACGTCGCCGTGGCGCGCTGGGGCAAGTCAAACCCGACCCTCGTCAGCATCATCAAGGCCAACGAGGTGGCCGGCGGCGGCACCGGCGCCGCCGAGTGGGGCCACGAACTGGTCACCACCAACGCGCTGTACACCGCCGACTTCATCGAGTACCTGTACTCGCGCACGATCTACGATCAGCTGCCGCTGCGTCGAGTGCCGGCGAACATCACCATCAAAGGCCAGGACGGCGCGGCAACCGGCTACTGGGTCGGCGAGTCGAAGGCGATCCCGGCGACCACCGCCGACTTCATGGACGTCAACCTCTTGCCGCTGAAGGTTGCAGCGCTGGCCGTGATCTCGAACGAGCTGATCAAGGATTCGTCGCCGGATGCCGAGATGATGGTCCGCGATGCTCTGGTGCAGGCGTCGTCGCAGCGTATCGACCTCACCTTCCTGTCGGCAGCCGCGGCCGTCGCCGGGGTCGCACCCGCCGGCATTCTGAACGGCGTCACGGGTGTCACGGCGTCCGGTACCGATTCCGATGCCATGCGCGTCGACAACAAGGCGCTGTACGCGCCCTTCATCGCCGCCAAGAACGCCACCGACCTGATGCTGGTTCTGAACCCATCGTTGGCGAAGTCGATCTCGCTGATGGTCAATGCGCTCGGCCAAACCGAGTTCACGGGCCTGAAGGCCACCGGCGGCGACTTGTTCGGCGATCCGGCCGTGACCGGCGAGAACGTGACGGCCGGCCAGCTGATCCTGCTGAAGCCCAGCGATATCTATCGCATCGGGGATACCGGGGTCGAAGTGTCGGTGTCGCGCGAAACGATGATCGAGCAAAGCACCGTGCCGACTGGCGCCACCGATACGCCGGTCGCCGCATCGCAGGCATTCACGTCGATGTTCCAGAGCGAATCGACGGCGATCAAGGTGGTGCGGCGCATCAACTTCGCGAAGCGCCGCGCCTCGGCGGTGTCGTTGATCACTGGCGCTGCCTACGCCTAACCAGGGCAAGGCCCGGGTCCGAGCGGCCCGGGCCACCATCTGGAGAACCCATGCGCAAACTGATTGCGAACAAGGCCATGTCCTTCGGCGGCAAATCGCTGAAGCCCGGCGACCCTTTCGACGCATCACACAAGCACGCGCGCGTGCTGGTAGCGATCGGCAAGGCGTCGGACCAGCCTGCCGCGGCGACTGCTGCGCCTGCGGCTCCGGCGCCGCCTGCCGCGCCGATCGGCCAGGCGGAGAGCGAAGAAGCTGCAGCGCCGCCAGACGAAAGCCCGGAAGCCAAGGCGAAGCGCACGTACAAGCGGCGCGACCTGAAGGCCGAGTGATGAGCAAGCGGCGCGAGCGCAAACAGAAGGCCGCCAGGCCTTTGCCGATCGGTGGTGGGGGCGGCTGGTTTCCAGTGTCGTCCTTCGCCTGGTCGCCAGAGGCCTGGCAGGCCGACAGCCCGAAGCCTGTCGAATCGATCCTCCGCAACAACGCGTTCTTCGCATGCGTGACGCTGATCGCCTCCGACATCGGGAAGCTGCGGCCGAAGCTGGTGGAGCTGTCCGCCGACGGCATCTGGACGGAGACGACGAGTCCGGCCTTCTCGCCGGTGCTGCGCAAGCCAAACCGCTTCCAGAACCATATCCAGTTCAAGGAGTGCTGGACGACGTCCAAGCTGCTGCACGGCAATACCGTCGCCCTCAAGGAGCGCGATGCCCGCGGCGTCGTCGTGGCGCTGTACATCCTGAATTGGCTGTGCGTGACGCCGCTGGTGGCGCCGGACGGCGCCGTCTACTACGAGCTGCGCGAGGACAACCTGGCGGGCATCGATGCCGCTAGCATCGTCGTGCCGGCCAGCGAGGTCATCCACGATCGCATGAACTGCCTGTTCCATCCGCTCGTCGGCATCCCGCCGATCTACGCGTCGGGTGCCACGGCAGAGCAGGGTCTGCGCATGCAGAACGACTCCAGCCGGTTCTTTGCAAACAGCAGCAGCCCGGGCGGCGTGCTCACGGCGCCCGGCACGATCAGCGACGACAACGCGAAGCGCATGAAGGATCACTGGGAGAAGAACTACAGCGGCACGAATGCGGGCCGCGTCGCCGTGCTGGGCGACGGCCTGAAGTTCGAGCGCATGCGCATGACGGCCGTCGAGTCCCAGCTCACCGAACAGCTCGATCTGTCGGCGCAGGTGATCTGCTCGACGTTCCACGTGCCGGCTTTCATGATCGGCCTCGGCAAAGAACCGACGTACGGCAACGGCGAGACCCGCGCCGGCCTCTACTACAGCCAGTGCCTGCAGACGCACATCGAGCACATGGAAGAGTCGCTCGACGATGGCCTTGGCCTGCTGGGGTCGCCGAAGGACGGCCGCACCCTGGGCGTCGAGCTCGACCTGACCGGCTTGCTGCGGATGGATGCGAAGACGCAGATCGAAGCGCTCGCCGCGGCTGTCGGCGGCAGCGTGATGAAGACGAACGAGGCGCGCAAGGTCATGAACCTGCCGCCGGTCGACGGCGGCGACACGATCTACATGCAGCAGCAGAACTACTCTCTCGAGGCGCTGAACGATCGGCCGGCTCCGGATACCGCCGCGCCCGCGCCTGCTGCGGCCGATCCGGCGGATCCTCCTGCAGATCCTGCTGCGGACGCCGCCAAAGCCGTCGAGGAGGTTGCGCTCCGCGTGCTCGACGCGAGCCACGCGAAGACTGCAGACGCGCAGAACGCGCAAAAGGCCGAGGCTTCCGAGCAACTGCGCACCTTCGGCGAACACATCCTGACGGCGATCGCCGAGAAGTTGGCCGGCGACCGAGAAGCTGCGCGAGCCGAGCTCGAGTCGGTTCGTCGCGCCGCGGAAGACGCGGCTCAACGGCAGGCGGACGCGTTGGCCGTCGCACTCGCGCAGCTCGCTGAACTGCAGAAGCAGGCCGACGCCCGCCAGCAGCTGGAAGCCGAGGCGCGCGACGCCCAGGCGCTTGTCGATGACGAGCAGCGCCGGCAGGCGGAGGCGTTCGAGGCATCGAAGGCCATGGCCGAAGCGCTGATGCGCAAGTTCTCGGGAGTCCGCGATGCTGCCTGAAGTCAAGGCGCTGCTCGAGCGCTTGATTTCGGTCGAGTCGCGGCTCAACTCGGCGCCGCACGCGAAGGACGGCCGGGATGGCCGTGACGGCACCAACGGGGCGGACGGCACCGACGGCGCGCGCGGTGAGCGCGGATTCCAGGGCGAGCGCGGTGCAACCGGTGACGCAGGTCGCGATGGCAAGGACGGCAAAGACGGTGCCGACGGCAAGGATGGCCGCGACGGGAGTCAAGGGCCGGCCGGGCGCGATGGCCGCGATGGCCGTGACGGCAAGGACGGCGAGCGTGGCCAGCAGGGCCAGGACGGGCAGCAGGGTCCGAAAGGTGACCGCGGCCGCGATGGCACGAACGGTATCGATGGCTCGCACGGTGAGCGCGGCGAAGCCGGGCCGCCACCGCGTCACGAATGGCGGGGCACATCCATCCGCTTCGAGCAGGACGACGGCAGCTGGGGACCTTGGATCGACCTGCAAGGTCAGCGCGGCGCCAACGGCACGAGCAGCGGTGGTGGCTCGACCCGAAATATCAAGCTCGACGGTGGGGGCGCCTTCGACGAAGACACCAATCTGGACGGCCAGTTCGCGGCAACGGACTTCACTGGCGTCATCGGCGTTGGCGGCGGTGGTGCCGCGACGGTGTACGCGGCCAGGACTTTCAACGGGGGACGGTCGGCGTGAATCCCATGGACATTGACGCCCTCGCCGAAGCCGTGTTCGCATCCGTGAAGGCCTACTGCGATGAGCAGTTGGCCAAGCACGTGCAGGCAGCCATCAAGCCGCTCGAAGAGCAGCTGAAGTCGATGCCGATGCCGGCCGCGGGCGAGAAGGGCGATCGCGGCGATGATGGTCGCGCCGGCGAGCGTGGCCAGGAGGGTGAGAAGGGCGATCGCGGCGAGCAGGGCCTGCAAGGACCGGCCGGCGAGCGTGGTAGCGATGGAGTCGACGGCAAAGACGGAGCACCCGGTAAGGATGGAGAGTCCGGTCCGCAGGGCGACGACGGCTTCCCCGGCGCGCCAGGTGAAGCTGGCCGCGACGGCCGCGACGGAAAAGAGGGACCACCTGGTCGCGACGCGCTGCACATCGAGGTGCTCGACTCGATCGACGAGCAGCGCGGTTATGCGCGCGGTACCTACGCGCGGCATCGCGGCGGCCTGATCCGCGCGGCCCGCAAGACCGACCCCATCACCGGCAACGTCGCCGACGCCGGCTGGCAGATCCTCATCGATCCCGTTGTCGACATCGAAGTCGTGCAGAGCGCCTCCGATGCCAGAGTCTTCTCGATGCGCGGCATCACGGCGTTCGGGCGAGGCGAGGCCAAGTCGTTCCGGCTTCCCGTGATGGTCTACCGGGGCGTGTTCGTCGACGGCCAGCAGTATGACCGCGGCGACACGACTACGTGGGGCGGCTCGCTCTGGCATTGCGATGACCCCACGACCGAGAAGCCCGGCGAAGGCAGCAAGGCCTGGCGCCTCGCGGCGAAGCGCGGCCGCGATGGAAAGGATGGCTTGCCGGGAGCCAAAGGCGAACGCGGCGCGGACGCGAGGGCAACGCATTGAACATCATCACGGCACCCGTCGAGCCGGTGTCTCTCGCGCTGGCGCGCCTGCAGTGCAAGCTGGATGCAGAGGGCGATCCGCCCAGCCATCCAGACGATCCGCTGTTGAAGATCTACATCGGCGATGCGCGCGAGTATGCCGAGACCATGCTCGGCCACCGCGTGGCGAAGGTAGTCGTCGAGACGGCGCTCCCTGCGTTCCCGTCCGGAGACATCGAACTGGAGAGCGGCCCGCTGTTCGGCGTCGACTCCGTGAAGTATCTCGACCAGGATGGCGTGCAGCAGACGCTGGACGCGGGCACTTACGCAGTCGACGACAACCCGACGCCGGCTTTGCTTCGCCTGGCGCCAAGTCATTCATGGCCGGCGACCAGCATTTCGCCGAGCGCTGTGGTCATTCGCTACACGCTCGGCTACTCGGCCGTCAACGATGACGACCAGACAAAGCCATTGCCGAATTCGATCGTCGCCGCGATGTTGCTCGTCATCGCGCACCGTTACCGCAATCGCGAAGACACGACCGTCGAGACGATGCAGTCAGTCCCGCTCGGCGCCAGCGCCCAGCTCTATCCGATCAAGACCCGCCTCGGCTTCGCCTGACGGGCACCACGCAAACGCGCTTCTCCTGACCGCCGCGCCGGCACAGCCGGAGCCGCGGCATTGCCTCATCAACCAAAGGCATCTCATGGCCAACAAGATCCAGACCCGGCGCGATCTCGCCGCCGTATGGGCGTCGGTGAATCCAGTGCTCGGTGACGGCGAACTCGCGATCGAGGTCGACACGCGGTATCTGAAGTTCGGCGACGGCAGCACGCCGTGGAACGCGCTGGGCTATGTACGCGTGCCGACATCGGATGTCGTGACGCTGACCATCACCGGCACGCCGTCAGGTGGCACGATCGGCTCCACTTGGTCGTTCACGCCGACCATCGCCGGCGGCACCGGCCCATACACGGTCACCAGCACCGGCGCCGCGCTGCCCGAAGGCACGAGCATCGTCAATGCGGCGACCGGCATGGTCAGCGGCATGCTGGTCGGCTCGCCGGCCACGTACACAGGTGTCGTGCTGCATGTCGTCGATGCACTCGGCGCCTCCGCGAACCTGGCGCTCGCGGCGATCGTCATCACGTCCGGCTCGAGCGTGGTGGCTCCGACGATCACGTCTCAGCCGGCATCCGCTTCTGTCGTCGCTCCCAACACGGCAACCTTCACGGTCTCCGCGACGACGGGCGGCGGGACGCTGAGCTACCAATGGCAGCGGGACACGGGCGGCGGCTTCAGCAACGTCTCCGGAGCGAATTCGAACAACTACACGACGCCCGCCACCACGACCGGCGACACCGGCTCCTCTTATCGCTGCGTGGTCACGAACTCGGCGGGCAGCGTGACAAGCAACGCCGCCACGCTGACGGTCACCTCGGGTGTCGTGGCGCCGACGATCACCAGCCAGCCTGCCGCGGCCACGGTTACCGAGCCGGCGACAGCTACCTTCACGGTGGCGGCGACCACTGGCGGCGGCACGCTGACCTACCAGTGGCAGCGCAACGGCACGAACATCGGCGGCGCGACTGCCGCAAGCTACACGACGCCCGCGACTGCGGTGACCGGTGGCGCCGCGAACAACGGCGACGCCTACCGCTGCGTCGTCACGAACCCCGCCGGCTCGGTCACCAGCAATGCGGCAACGCTCACGGTGAGCGCGGCGGCAGTGGCGCCGGGCGCAGTCACCGGCGTGACGCCCGGCACGGCGACGAGCAGCACGCAGCCCTTGACCTGGACGGCGCCGACCACCGGCACGACGCCCATCACCTACACCGTCGGCTACCGCCTCGGCAGCTCGACAGGCGCCTACACGACGTTCGCGACTGGCGTGACCGGCACGGCGTCGACTGTCACCGGACTGGCCGCAAGCACGGCCTACGACTATCAGATCACGCCGGTCAACTCGGCCGGATCAGGTACTCCGGGTCTGCTCAACGACGCCGTCACGGCCGCGCCGCCACCCGACACGCGGCCGGCGTTCAGCTACGGGATCGCGAATCCGAGCGGCACGACGGCCACCTTCGACACGATCTTCGCCGCGCGCGTCCCGATGGACGTCACCGGTGCGAGCGGCGGCCAGATCGGCGCCGGTGGCGCGCCGGCCGGCGGCAAGGCTGGCAGCTTCACGACCTTCCAAAGCCCGTCGCCGAGTGCCACCGATTACACGTGGATTTTCATTCCCTCGGGTGCGGACAGCAGCGGCCTCGTGGTCAACGACGGTGCGGGCACCGGTGGATTCTCTGGTGCGACTTATGCGGGCATCAATCCGGACGGGGATCCCGCCAGCCCTATCACCGTGCGGCACACCTACACGAACGCGGCCTCGGGGACGACGTGGCACGTCTACCGCAGCAATGGCAAGGCAGCGACCTTTGCCGGCCGCTACACGACTTCCTAAGCGGGGCGAAACATGACCGGGATAGCATCATCTCTCACGAAGGGCGAGGACGGGACCGGCCTCATCCAACGTGCAGCGCTTCAGCAAGCCGCGGGCGTTGTCCTGCAACTCAGTCGTGCGGAGCATGACGCGCGGGTGGCGGCGGAACGACTGCGCATCACCAACAATGCGATCGGCATCTTGCCCAACGGCGAGCGCTGGAAGATTCTCGGCGAGGAGGGCGAACGCATCTGGTCCCTCGCGGCAGACGTCGTTGATGCGACCAGGGCTGCCAACAGCCACGCGCGCACGGTCGCGATCACGTCGTCCTTCGCAAAGATCCTGGGTGCCGACGCCAACACCGCGACCGCTGCGACCGTCGCGCCCACCGGCGCCGCGCTGAGCGGGAACATCGCGATCAACCGAGCCGAGAAGCTGGTCTACACCAGCAACGGCACGACCTGGCCACTGACCGACAACTACTCGGACGCGACCAATTGGGTCGACGTTCCGGGAACGACATACACGCTGAAGCCGACTGACCGCAAGCTGTCCTTCAGCAACGTCGCCGGCTGCGCTGTCACCGTGATGCCCGGCATGGCCACCAACTCGGAGATCCTCGGTGAGGTCAACGGCGGCCCCGTGTCCTCGGTTGCCGGTGCCGGCATGCCAGGCGGCGCGCAGGTCGACGGCGGCGTGACAAGTGCGTCGTCCGGCCTGGTCACGTGGATCTTCAGCGCGACGACGAACAAGTACCAGTTCAACACGTCAGCGGCCTCGGCCGGCGCTGGCGCCGGCGCAGTCGACGGCGGCAAGGCGAACAGCTCTTACGGTGGCACAACGAACATCAATGGCGGGGGCGCTTAAATGGTCCAGAAGATCCAACTCAGAAACGACACGGCTGCCACTTGGCTATCCGTGAATCCTGTTCTCGCGCAAGGCGAGATGGCCCTGGAGATCGACACCGGCTTGTCGAAGGTCGGTGACGGCACGTCGACATGGACGGCGTTGCCGTACGCGTCAGCACGCAATGCGGCTGCCTGCGCGACGGCGGTCATCATCGGTGACAGCCGGACCCAGCAATGCTACGACCAGAGCACGACAGCCATAACCGGCCGCCCGCGTTGGTTCACGCTCGGGAACGGCATGGCCCGCCAGAAGCTGACGCTGGTGGGCAATGCGGGTGTCAACGGGGAAGCCGTGGACGACATGTTGACGCGGTTCGGCAACGCCACCGCGGGCGCCGGCTTCGGCGGCATCGGCTCGCAGTCGAGCGCCGTGACGACTGCGCCGGGCGTAATCCCGCTGGCGCCAAAGTATTGCATCATCAACTCAGGGTTCAACGACATCATCACGAACGGTGCCACCGCCGCGGTGACGATGCCGAAGCTCATCACCATGTACAAGCGCGCGCTGGCTGCTGGCATCACGCCGGTTGCGTGCTCCATTCCATTCCCGGCATTCGCGGCTTCGACGGTTGCCAAGTGCCGTGAACTCGACAACCTGAACAAGTTGATTCGGAACTACGCCGCATCGACGCCTGGCGTGGAGTTCATCGAGCTTTGCAACCCGATGCTCAACCCGACATCGAGCAACATCGAGTCGACGACGAACTATTTCCGCGACTCGCCAGGTGTCCACGAGGGCAACGTGGGCGGTTACGTAGAAGCCAAGCCCGTGGCTGCGTGGATCAACAGCATCGTGCCGAAGGCCATCGACTTTTTGCCCGCCAGCAACGCAGCGACGATTGCCTACGACAGCGCCATCACGCAGGTGATGGTCAACCCGCTGATGACGGGCTCGCAGACGGCCACGGGCACGGGTGTGTCCGGGAACATGCCGACGGGCTCAATCACCTTCGCCCGCGGCGGCACGCCGACCATGGTTGCATCGGTGGCGGCGCGTGCCGACGGCAAGGGCCAAGACTTCATTATGGAGATCACCGCGACGGCCGCCGGTGACAGCTTCGAGGCGCGCTTCCCCAGCATGCATGCGAGCGCGGTCCAGGGTGGGACGTACATCATCGTTGCCGAATTGAACGCCTCCGGCGCCGGCGGTGCGGCGCTTACCGCCGCCGCGAACCTATCTGGCATGCAGTTCTACCTTCAATACAACGACGGCACGACCAACTTTTTCGTCTACGAAAACGCGTACTCGACGGCGACGGACGGCCCCTATCCGGAGTCGTTCACCTACGTCGCGAAGAGCCGGCCGATCGTGATCCCCGGCAGCGGCACCCCAACGGTCTTCCGCATCAACTTCGGCGGCTGCTTCGCAGGCGCCGGCACGGCTCGCATCGCGATCGGTCGCGCCGGCATCGTCCGCATCGCCTGATCGGCAATGACTCCTGCCGCCCTGGCTGTCATCTCGCGCAGTGCCACCGCGACGCCCCCCGCGGCGGGCGTGTGGACGCTGAGCAATTTGCTCACGACGACAGGCGCGATCACGGCGACATTCGGCGCTGCGCTGACGTTCACGATTCTCGCGACATCGGGGAGCGCGACAGGTCGCGTCTATGCGAGCGACGGTACCCCTATTGGCGATATCTCGGGCACCGTCGGTGAGAGCTTCGTCATCTCGTTGCCGTCCGACATCAATGCGTACCGAGTCGACTGGGCGGACGCCGTCGGCAGTCTCACTTTCACCGTCCTTTGACGATGCGACAACTCTTCATCCTGGTGCTGCTGGCGCTTTCGGCGCTCGGTGCGCGCGCGACGCATCTGCAGAACGTCCACAGCGGCTACTGCATGGCGTCGACCATGACGCAGGTGGGTTGTGCGGCGAGCAGCACGCAGGACGTGATATTCGACCCGCGCTCGGGTGGCAAGTACCGGCTGAAGATCGGCAGCCAGTGCCTGGAGGCGTCCAGCGCCGCGGTCGATGCCGATGTCTCGCTGGCGACTTGCTCGACGGCGGCTGGCCAGCTTTGGACGGCCTACAAGGCAAGCATTGGCAGCGCGACGCGGCAATTTCAATCGGACCTCTCGACGGCCGGCCTGCCGCTTTGCCTGGGCGTGCAGGGCAATGGCCTGCAGACATCGGGGACCGCAATCGCGGTTGTCGAGTGCATCAACCCGTCGGTCGAATGGTCGATGGATCTGGAGTACGCGAGGACGCAATCGACGACAGCGACCACCGTGCCGGTGTTCGCGATCACGTCGGGTGCTTTGGGCGCGCGGGTATCCGGGGTCACGGTAGCCGCAGGAACGGCGCTCAGTTGCAACGCTTTCCGGTCGGGGGGATATTGCGCGCTGGCCTCCGACACTTCGCGTGCCGCGCTCGGCCATTCGTTCGCCGGCAGGACAGTGGCCGGCATCGCGCCGGCGACGGTGTCGACCCGCGGCGCCTCGGACGTCCCGACCCCGCTATCGATGGCGATGCGGACCGACATGACCGACGTGACGGGCCCGATCGTCATGACAGACAACCAGGTGCTGGAGAACAAGCGCATCAGGTGCCCGGCCGGTGGTGGCGCATGCATCTTGGCCAACGGCATCAGCAACCCAACGATTCGGAACAACGAGATCGGCCCGAGCACGCCGGCAGTCATCGACCCCAGCGGTGACGACAATCACAACGGCCTCAACGATCGGCCCATCTACGTCAACGGCGCGACGGGCGTGACGACGATCACCGGCAACGTCATTCACGACGGCTCGTGGGGCATGTACGTGCAGAGCGCCGAGGCGGTGGTGATCGAAAAGAACTTCGTCTTCAATGTGCTCGGTCCCAGGTGGGGCGGCAACGCCATCCAAGTCCTTTCGATCACGTCGAACACCGATCAGTCGTCGATCAGCTGCAACAAGTACCACGGTCGCTACACCGTTGGTCAGGTGCGTGTCCCGAAGCCTCAGACCGAGAACACCGGCACTTCTGACGGTGCAATCGAAGACAAGATCAATATCGCCGGCCCGATCATCGCCAGCCCGGACAAACCGCTCAAGATCTGGAACAACCGAATCATCGGCCCCTTCTACGGCGGCAACTCTGCCGCCGGCCTGCAGCTTGGCGACTACGACGGAACAGGCGATGTCGGCTGGATCGATGTTCGCGGCAATCGCATTGCCCGCACCAATGGTCATGGCATCGCGATCTCTGGCGGCCACGACTACATCGTCGACGGCAACTTCGTCGACAACGCCGGTGAGGACACAACCACGAACACCGGGCCGGCCTTCACCTACCGCAACTACTACAACCGAACCTGCACGAACATCACCTTGACCAACAACAAGGGCAGAGGGTTGGTCTGGTACTTCACCGGCACCGGCGCCGCAGCGGGGTTGGAAATAGGCGGCGGTACGCCGGCATGCTCGAACGTGACGAACACCGGCAACGACTTCGCGAATGTCGCGCAGATGACCGGCACGGCGTTGTTCTACGACCCGATCTCGGCCTGCGGCGAATAGGGAGCGCGACGATGCCAAAGACGGCTCGCCTGAGTGCCGGCGAGATGGATCAGCGCGTGACGTTCCAAGCGGCCGGCGAGGTCGACAACTCGCTGGGCGAACGCGTCAAGACCTGGACGAACATCGCGGTGCGGCCGACAGTGTGGGCCAAGGTGCAGCCGCTGCGCGCCCGCGAGTTCTTCGCCGCCAGCCAGGCGCAACAGACGCTCGATGCGCGCGTCTCCATCTACTGGCGCGCGGATATCAGGGCGGCCATGCGATTGATCTGGCGGGGCGAGCCCTACGACATCGTCGGCGAGCCGATCAACGTCGACGGCGGCCGCCACACGCTCGAACTGATGGTGGTGAAAGGGCAGCGCGATGGCCGGTGATTTCAGCGTGGAGATTCGCGGCCTCGAGGAGCTCAAGGCCGCGCTCCTGGAACTCGGCCCGAAGTTGCGCAAGCGCGCCGTCCGCAACGCCCTGGCGGCCGCGGCGCGGATCATCCGCGACGCCGCGCGCGCCGGCGCACCGATGCTGAAGACACCGAACCAGTTCAGGCGCGCCGGTACCGTGCGCAACGCCATCAGCGTGCGCAACAGCAAGGTGGCGCGCCGCGCCGGCGACATCGGTGTCTTCGTCAATGTCAGGCCGGCCAAAGGCGCGGCGCGTGGCGCCAAGAGCCCGACTGATCCGTACTACTGGCGGTGGCTGGAGTTCGGCGCCCGAAAGAACGCGTTTCACGTGGTCACGCCGGCGTCGCACTTCCTGCGGAACGCCGCGACCTCGAAATCCGGTGAGGCGCTCAGCAAGTTCGAGAAGACGCTGGGACCGGCCATTGCGAGATTGAACACCCCGAAGGCAGAACCATGAGCGCCGCCGAAGAACTTCGCCAGGTATTGACGGCTGATGCCGACCTGGCGGCCGCCGTGACGGCGGTTCGAGCCGACCTGGCCATCGAATCCGATGCGTATCCGTTCATCGTCTTCAAGCGCGTCGGTATCGAGCCGATGTTTGGTCTCGACAACTCCCTGCACCTCACCAAGGAGACCTTCCAGGTTGAGTGCTGGGGAGAGCATCGCTCGCAATCCTCGGATGTCGCCGAGCTCGCGATCGCCGCGCTCATCGCGGCCGGCATGCCGCCGAGCCCCGGCGACCCCGATGCCATCGACCCGGAGATCGGCGCTCGCGCCGTCGTGCTGAACGTCGAGATCTTCGACCAGTAGGCCGACCAGCTTTCACCCACCAGAGCCGCCCCGGGCGGCTTTCTCGTTTCTGCCGCCGCAACTGAAAGGCAAGCATCATGACTTACATCGTAGGGCGCGGGATTCGCGTCGAGATCGGCAAGACGGAGGGCAGCCCCATCGCCGTCAGCGCCGTGTCGAAGGCCAAACCGGGCGTCGCCACGACCGGCACCACGCCGCACGGCCTGTCCGCGAAGAGCGTCGGCTATTTCACTGGTGTCGCCGGGATGTCGCAGCTCGACGGGCAGGGGGTGCGGCTTGGCGCCGTTGCCTCCCTGACATTCGAGCTGGAGGACATCAACACCACCGACTTTCCGGACTACACGGCCGGCAACTTCGTGCCGATCACCGCGTGGAGCACGCTGGTCGAGGCCACGCAGTACACGAAAGGCGGCGGCGACGCCGATCGCCAGGAGACCACCGTGCTGCTCGACGACATCAAGCAGTTCATCAACGGCCTCTTGGCGGAGCAGAGCGTCACGCTGCCGGTGCGCAGCACCACCGTTCGGGGTGAGGCAATGGGCATCATCGAAGATGCTGCGCGCCGTTCGCTGTACCTGGTCTTCCGAATCACTTTCAAGGATGGCGCCACGCGAGTCTGGCGCGGCCAACCGTCGTTGCCCGGCGAAGACGTCGGACTCGGCACCGTCGGCAGCGGTTCGGTGGGCGTCACTGTCAAGGGCTTCGTGACGAACGGAGCGCCGTGATGGAAGCAGGCGTTCTGATCAAGCAGATGCGCGCGCGCCGCGAAGCCTGGGTCGAGCTTGAGCCCGCGAAGGGCCACAGGCCAGCGAAGCGAGTGAAGGTCCGCCGGCCGACCGAGTCGGAACTCAGCGCCTACGCGGCATCGACCGGTCCGGAGGACGCCGCAAAGCGGGTCGTCGCCTGGGAAGGGTTCATCGAGGCCGACCTGCTCGATCCCGGCGTCGGCAGCAGCGACACCGTTGAGTTCGACGCTGGCCTGTGGGCCGAGGTCATCAGCGATCAGCTGGCTTGGGTCAAGCTGATCACCGACAAGCTGGCCGAGATGATCAAGGCCCACAAGATGAGCTTCGAGGCGGCGGAAAAAAACTGACGGCCCTCCTCGACGTGCAGCGCGGCGTCGAGTACGAGGGCGAAGACCCGCCCGAGCAGAGCAGCGACGAGCGCATGGCCATCAAGGCCTGGAACTACCTCGCGGACGGCAACGACAGCATCGACTGGGCTGGCGTGCCGTTCGTCTGCGAACACCTCGGCATCGATGACCCCGGCGCGCTGCTCGATCGGCTCTACGTGATCAAGACGCACAAGCCTCCGACCAAGGACTGACGGCATGGCCCTCGCAACCCTCTCGATCGACCTCGTCGCGAATCTCGCGCGGTTCGAAGAGGGCATGGACAAGTCCGCCCGGGTCGCCGAGCAGCAGGCGGCACGCATCGACAAGGTCTTCTCGGGTCTCCAGAAGAGCATTGCCGGACTGGGCATAGCGGCTTTCGTCGCATCGCAGATCAACAGCGCCAAGGCGGCGATCGACACGCTCGACAAGCTGGATGATCTCAGCGAAAAGTTCGGCATCGCCGCCAAGGATCTGAGTGCGTACAGTTACGCGAGCGAGGTCGCCGGCACGAGTACCGACGCGCTGGTCACGGGGATCAGTAAGCTCGGCAAGAACCTGACGGCGGCGGCTGGCGGCAACAAGGAGCAGATTGCCCTCTTCAAGGCGCTGGGCGTCAGCATCGCGGATGCCAACGGCAAGTTGCGCAGCGCCGATGACGTGCTGCTCGACTTGGCCGACAAATTCTCCGGCTACAAAGACGGCACCGAGAAGGCGGCATTGGCGCAAAAAGCATTTGGCAAGACTGGCGCGGAGATGCTGCCGTTCTTGAACAAGGGTCGCGATGGAATCATCGAACTGCGCAGCGAGGCGGAGAAGCTCGGCGCCGTCTACGGCAACGATGTCGCCAAGGCGGCAGGCGACTTCAACGACAACCTGAAGCGTCTGGAACTCGCCAGCGAGGCGGCCAAGGTCTCCTTGGTGGGCAGTCTGCTGCCGGCGCTGGTGAGCATCACGAACCAGCTGATCGAGGGCAGAAAGGCATACGGCAGCTTCCTGAGCGCGACGCTCGACATCGGCTTGAACGTCAACCCTCTGAAGTCGCTCGACGAGAACCTGACGGCCACCGTTGGCCAGATCCGCAAGGCGCGCGACGACCTTGCCGAGATGGAGGCCAGGTCGAAAAGCAGCAGCCTGATCGACCAGTTCAACTCGATCGGCAGCGAGCGGAACATGCAGAAGCTGCGTGACCAGATCGCGCTGCTCGAGAAGCGCGAGACGTTCCTTCGCAGCCAGCAGGCCGGTCAAGGGAACCTCGGGCGCGGCAACATCAACCCGGGTGACACGCCGAAGGCTGCTGCGCCGATCCTCGACAGGACGAAGGATGTGAAGGCGCCAGTCGACCGCGCCGCCAAGCTCTACGATGAGCTCATCGCGAAGATCACCGAAAAGACCACGGCGTCGCAGGCTGAACTCGACACCGGCGAGAAGCTCACGGCCTCTCAGCAATTCGCCCTCGACGTGGTCACGAAGCTGGCCGGCAACGAGATCAAGCTGACCGACGCGCAGAAGTCCAGCGTGGCCACGCTGCTCGAAAAGTACTTGGTCACCGCCAAAGCCGCCGAGGCGCAGCAGGAGAGCATGAAGGCCATCCAGGCCGAGGCCCGCCAGCTGGCCGGCGTCACCGAGAGCCGCCAGCTGTCGAACAAGGCCTTGCAGGACGGCATCGACGAGATCGGCCTTACGCGTGACCAGCTCGAGGTGCTGACCCAGCGAAGGCTGGCAGAGCGCATCGCACTCGAAGACCAACGCATCGCCACGATCCAACTCTTTGACGCGAACGCGACCAACCTCGATCAGATGAAGCTGAACGCGGATGCGCTCCGCGAGGAGCTCGCCCTGCGCCAGCAGGCCGCGCAGAAGCAGGCGCAGTTGCGACAGGACCCGGCGGCAGGCGCGAAGCAGGCGCTCGACGAGTACCTGGAGCGCGTGAAGGATGTCGGCACCAGTACGAAGGATCTGGTCAGCAACCAGCTGAACGGCCTCGAAGATCAGCTCGCTACCTTCTTCGTGACGGGCAAGGCAGGCTGGGCCAACTTCTTCCAGTCCATCGCGATCGAGGCGGCGAAGGTCAACTTCGTGCGGCCGCTGCTGGCGCAATTGCAGCAGCTCGGCCAGGCGGCCGGCGGCAGTTCGGGAGGCGGTTGGCTTTCGCTGATCGGCAAGTTCGCGGGCCTATTCGGCGGCGGCAGCTCGAGCACGGTCGGCCTGTCGCAGTCGATCGACCGCCTATATCCGTCAGCCAAGGGCAACGTGTTCTCGGCAGCTGGCATCACGAAGTTCGCGAAGGGTGACATCTTCGACAGCCCGACGCTCTTCAAATTCGCGAAAGGCACGGGCGTCATGGGCGAGGCCGGGCCGGAGGCGATCATGCCGCTGCGCCGCGGTGCCAACGGCAAACTGGGCGTCGCGGCGACCAGCACCGGACCGACGAACTACACGATCGTCAACCAGACCTCGGGGCGCATCGACAAGGTCGAGGAGCGCCACATCTCGGCGACGGACCGCGTGTTGATCCTTCAGGAGGTGCGCGCAACCGTGGCTGCGGACCTGAGCGACCCCAACAGCAAGATCAGCCAGGGCTACTCGCGTAGCTACAAGGCGGAGCGCAAGCGCTCATGAGCAGTCCGAACATCCCGCGCGGCATGCAGCCGGTGGTCGCAGGCTACGGCTTCGGCGCGCCGGACGGTGTGATGCGCTCGGCCGTTGCCGGCGGCGCATCGCGGACTGCGCTCGACTGGGATCGTGGCGTGCAGCCGTTTCAGGTGACGATCGTCCTGGACTCGCCCGACAAGTTCAGCGTCTGGAACGTCTTTTTCCTGCACGCGATCAAGAAGGGGGCGATCTCCTTCAACATGCCGCTGGACAGCGGGTTCGGCCAGTCGCCGCATCTGGTGACGATCGTCCCGGGCACGTACAGCGTGTCCGCGGTCAACAAGAGATTCGCGGTGGTGTCGTTCACCGTCGAAGCGGAGAGCCAGGCCTACCAGTTCGACGATGCGACTGCCGCGACGCTGCTCGAGCTGTACGAGATCTATGGCGACCAGACCCGCCGTCTCTTCGATCGGCTTGCCGTGTTCGCCAACAGCGACACCAACGTGCTGAACTTCGTGCTGTGAGCCTGGACCTCGCAGCGCGTCTGCGGACCTTCTATGCCTCGTCGCCGCAGCGCTACCATCCCATCGCCACGCTGCAGATCAGCCACAGCGCGATGAGCAGGGCCTATCACCTGTGGCGAGAGCCGTACTTTGCCGACGTGACGCTGGAGACGTGGCAGGTCGTGCAAATGCAGCCAGCCAACATCGAGATCAAGCTGGCTGGGTCGGCCGCCAACCTTGACCAGCTTTTCGAGATACGCCTCGATCTGACCGACGCGAATGACGATTTTCGCGACGAGATGGATCGGGTGCCGATCGACACGCGCGAACTCGTGGTCATCGTCTACCGGGAGTACCTCAGCGACAACCTCGGTGATCCGCAGGTGATCGGCCGCCTGCAGGTGGAGAGCGTCAGCTACGACATCGGCGCCGCCAAGATCCTGGCGTCTTCGCCGCGGCTCAACGTCAGCCGGACCGGTGAGTTGTACGTGCCCGCCGAGATTCCCATGCTTCGAGGCTTCTCCTGATGGACGTCAACGCCTACCTCGACCTCGTGTTCGAGTACCCGCCGTGCTGGCAACTCGTCGCTCGAGTCTATGAGCAGGAGCTCGGCTTCCCGTGCACGGACTACAAGACCATCAACGGCAGCGTGCGGGCAGCTGCTGCGGCCTTTCGGCTGGCCTTGCACAAGACGCCGGACGGCCTGACCCAGATCTCGGAACCTGTCGACCTGTGCGTCGTGCTGCTCGGCAAGACGCCGATGCTGGGCATTCATCACTGCGGTGTCTACTGGCAGGGCTCGGTGCTGCACGCTCTCGACGCGGGCACCCTGTGCCAGGACATGGCGAGCATCCGCGATCAGTACCGGCTGATTGAGTTCTGGGGGCGCGTGTGACTCGCGTCCGTCTCTACGAGCACCCGCTCGACGGCAGCGTCCAGATCTTCGAGGTCGACAGCCTCGGCGAGTGGTTGCTCGAGCGCTTCGGGCCGGCGCCGTCGGTTGGCGTGCAGGTCTTCGCCGGCGAGCCATCCGCGGAGACCGACATCACGGGCAACGTCGAGGCGACGATTGCGTGCACGGCGCCGGAGTACGTGGTGCTGCAAAGTCCCGGCCAGGATCCCTATACGTGGTTCCAGGTCATCTCCTTCGTTTTCACCGTCTACTCGGTGCTCAGCGCGCAGACGCCGACGATGCCCGCGAACGTCAACCGAACGCAGCAGTCGCCGAACAACTCGCTGGGCACCCGAGAGAACCAGGTGCGCATCGGCCAGCGCGTCGAAGACATCCTCGGTACCGTCAAGGCGACCCCCTCGCTGATGATGCCGACCTACACCAAGTACATCGACAACATCAAGTTCGAGTACGGCTACTACTGCATCTCGCGCGGCTACGTCGACGCCGCCGAGATCTCGGACGGCGACACGCTGATCGCCGACATCACCGGCGCCAGCGCGGCGGTCTACTGGCCGTTCACGTCGCCCAACAGCGGCGCTCCGGTGATCCAGATCGGCACGCCGATCAGCGACGCTGTGCTGCAGGTGAGCCGCTCCAATCAGATCGACGGCCCGGCGCTCGAGCCGCTCAACGCGCTGCAGTTCACGCCAGGCGAGAAGTATTTCTTCGAGCACCACACCGGCGGCGACATCATCCGCCAGGACCACAAGGCGCCGAATTTCAACTCGCTGCTGGACCCTGGCGACCAGATCATCGTCTCGGCCACGACGGGGCATGTGGCCTTCACCGCCGATGTGGCTGGAGACCATGCCGGCAGCGGGTTCGCTGGCAGCTTCCTGGGGCCAACGCCGATCGGCGGCGGCCCGGCGCCGAGCTATCTCGACCCGTTCCTGGTGGGTGACCAGGTCACGATTTCGTCGACCGCGGATCCAACGATCAACGGCACCTACACGATCACCAGCATCGACGACGCGTTCCTCGGCGTGACGCCGGCGCCCGCCAACACCTCGACGGTCGCTACGAACTTCGCGGCCGACCTGAGCTACGACGGCACCTACACAATCGACGGTGTCGCGGACGGTTTCATCGTGCTCACCACTTCGTCGTTCCGCGAGGGCGGACCCTTCGGGCAGATCATCCCGATCGCCGCGACGATCGTCAAAGTCAGCGCGGAGCCCGTCACCGAGTGGACCGACTGGGTCACGCTGGCCGACAAGGATCGCACTGAGGTCTGGTTCAACATCGTCGCGCCGAACGGACTCGGCAAGGATGACGGCGGCATGTCGTCGGTCACCGTGGAGTTCGAGGCGGAGATCGAGAAGCTCGACGCTAGCACGCTGCTGCCGACGGGCATCGTGGAGACCGCGACGGGGTCCCTCACCGGCTCGACGACGCAGGAACGCGCTGTCACCGTCGAACAGGCGACGTCATGGGTCGGCGCTGCAAGGACGCGCATGCGCCGGACCAGCCAGCGCGACTTCGATTTCGCGGGGCGCGTCAACGACGAGATCCGGTGGGCGGACCTGAACAGCGTGACGCCCACGGATCGCGCGCATTTCGGCGCGAAGACGACGATCCACACCATCACGCAGGCCACTTCGCGCAGCACGGCTGTCAAGACGCGCCAGCTCAACTGCATCGCCTCGAGGCGCATTCCGACGTGGACAGGCAGGTCGCTGTCGGGAGCCTTCGACGAGACCGGCCGTCACGTGGCCGGCGGCATCTCGCCGACCAGCAGGCTGGTGGACATCATCGCGGCCGTCGCGGCCGACCGGAAGATCGGTGACCGCGATGTCGATGTCGACCTCGACATGCTGCAGATCTACGGGGTGCAGCAGCAGCTCGACGCGTGGCATCCCGAGGCCGGCCAGTTCAACTACACCTTCGACACTGACAACATGAGTTTCGAGGAGACGGTGCAGATCATCGCCAACGCGGCGTTCTGCACCGCCTACCGCCAGAACGGTCGGATCCGGCTGGCCCTCGATCGCCAGCAGGCCTCGAGCACGGCGCTGTTCTGCCACCGCAACAAGCAGCCGGCCTCCGAGACGATCACGCGGCGGTTCGCGAACGACGGCGAATATGACGGCGTCGAATTCATCTACACGGACCCCGATTCGAACCAGTCGGAAACGATCAAGCTGCCGCTCGATGGCACCGCGCGTGTCCCGAGGCAGTTCGAGATCCCCGGCATACGCAGCTTCGCGCAGGCCTGGCTGCGCGCCAATCGCGAGTACAACAAGCTCTTCGGCCAGCGTGTGACCATCGAGACCGGCACGTTGATGGATGCGCGAGCACTGCTGCCGAACGCGCGCGTCGACATCGTCGACAACACGCGCTTCAAGAGCTTTGACGGCGAAGTCATCGACCAGGCCGGGCTCACCATCACGTTGAGCACCGCTGTCGAGTTCGCCGCTGGTGAGCCGCACAGCGTCGTGTTGATGCGCCGAGACGGGTCTGCCCAGGGCATCGCCGTGACGCCGGGTCCAACCAGCAAGCAGGTCGTACTGGCCCACGCGCCTTCCGAGGCGATCGTCACGGTGCCCAGCGACTCTGGCATCCGCACGGTGTTCTCTTTTGCCTCGGATTCACGCCGCCGCGCGATGGCCTATCTGGTGCAGGAGATCGATCTGACCGATGGGGAATACGCCAAGGTCAAGGGCGTCAATTACAGCGACGGCTACTACCGAGCCGACTACCTGCCCATCCCGGACAAGGCCGGAATCATCAACTGATCAACGAGGCGCGGAGGCGCATCCGCTGCGGCGGAGGGCGAAGCGTGCGCGAGAGGGAAAAATGGCACTCACCATCGCGGATCTCGACAACGCCAAGCGCGATCTCGACACGATCCGAGACGTGGCGACCTCGCTGTCGCCCACGGCCGTCGATCGGTTCGGCACGGTCAAGCAGACGCTGGCCGCGGCGATCGAGAGCATCCGGACAATCAACATCCGCGGCAACTGGGCCAGCGCCACGCTGTACGCGGTCAAGGATGTCGTGCTGTCGTCGTCGACCTGGTGGATCTGCGTCGTGGCGCACACCTCCGGCGCGACGTTCGCGGGTGACCAGGACAGCAAATGGCGGATCTATCAGGGTCTGACGGCTGCCGACTTCGCCAACATCACCGACCCGACCAAAGGCGGTGGTGCGATTCGCTTCACGAACGCCCCCTACGTCTCGGGCTCGCTCGGCAAGTTCCTGCAGAACTTCGGCATCGACCCGACGATGGAGCCGTACAACGCGGACCCGACGGGCGCCACCGATGCTGGCCCGGCGATCCTCGCTGCGGTGCTGGCCCACCCGGGCATGCGGATCAACCTGCCGCCGGGCCGGTTCCTGATCCTGACCAGCGTGGCGGCGCTGATCGACGCCGGTGTCGACTTCTTCGCGCCGGGCCCGCGCATCCGTGGCGCCGGCGAGGGCGTCACGATCATCGATTGCCAGGTGGCGAACGGCTTCGCCTTCGACTTCGATGTCGTCACCAGCGTCTCCGACCCACACGCGACGCTGGGCTCCGAGGTCAGCGGCATGACCATCATCACGAGCGCCTCGGCGGCCGCCTCGGGTGGCGTGAGGATCCGTGGCTGCTACAACAACGTGATCTCGCGCATTGAGATTCAAGGCCTGTCTGGGGACGGGCTGCGCGTGACCATGAACCTCGGTGATGCCGACGGCTCGAACATGCTCGACTGGTCGGAGATTCGCATCTCGGACTGCGCAGGGTGGGGCATCAACTTCGACGCCGGCGTCCACAACGAGATCAGCTTCACGCGAATGCAGCAGGTCTTCGTGCAGAACTGCGGGACCGCGGAGCAGCGGTCGATAACCGGGATCTCGAAGGCGAGCTCTGGCGTGGTGAGCTGCGCTGGCCATGGCTTCACCAACGGACAGGTCTTGCGCATCGAGGGCGTGGGTGGCATGACGCAGGTGAACGGCCGGCGCGTGACGGTTTCGGCGGCGACGACGAACACCTTTGCGTTGACCGGTGTCGACACCACGGCCTTCAGCACGTATACGTCGGGCGGACATGCATTCCCTGTCGAGCCATCGTCGGGTGGCATCCGCTGGAAAGGACAGGTCGCGCTCTTCGACAACTGCGCCACCACCATCAACAAGAACGTCAACTACTTCGTGCGTGGCGGCTCGGGCCTGCCGAGTGATGTGACGTTCCTCAACACGACGTCCGAGAACCCGCAGATGATCGGCTACCTGGTCACCGGGTGCCGGCAGATGAGCTTCATCTCGTCGCACATTTACAGCAACTCGACGCAGGCAGGTGGGGCGACGTATTACGGTCTGCTGCTGGACGGCACCGACTCGGTCATCTCGAACATCGACGCCCGGATGACTGTCCGTGCGACGTCGGCAGAACCGAACTACACGGCGTTCTGCGCGATGGGCTCCAATGCCGACAGGGACTCTATCCGCATCCGGTCGACGCACTGGAAGCAGTACGACAACACCGCCGGCCAAGTGCGTTTCTCCGGGATCCAGTTCGACGGCATCGCGCAGCAGTGTGACCTCGCGGTGCTCGGCCCCAACGACGTTCGCGTGCGCCCGGTCGGCCGCGGCAACAAGATGGCCGTGCGCCTGTCGGGGCCCACGGATGGCGCCGGACTGGGTGTGCCGTCATCGTCAGGCGAGTTCGTGCCGCGCTCGGTGCCCTCAGGCGGCGTCAGCAAGTCCAATGCTGGTCTTCCGGCTGCCGCGGCGAAGTACTACGTCTATCTGTACGACAACCTCGGTGCGTTGGCGCTCGACATCTCGGCGACTGCGCCGGCGCTGGACGTGGACCACGGCTACCAGCTGAAGGCGGGCGCGCCCGAGCGCATCTACGTGGGAGCCATCGCAACCGATGCCGGTGGCGCCTTCCTGACCTCAGGCACAGGCTACCTGAACCCGACTCTGGTGCCGGGCTCGCAGATCGGTCTGTATCACCGTGAGTGGTACGACGCCAGTGGTGCGAAGCGCCACAAGTACAACGCCGATCCGACTACCGACACCGACGGCACTCTCGTTTGATCCAACCGCGAAAGGAACTGCCATGTTCACGGCCATCGCACTCTCGTTCATCGCCGGCGGCGTTGCCGGCATCGTTGGCCAGGCCATGCGCGCCGCCAAGGCGACGGGCACCACGGTGCGCGAGCAGATCCAGCGCGGCGGTGGCCCGGACCCTCGCACGAAATGAAGTGGTGGCTCGGGGTGCTGCTGCTACTGCTCGGCATCCTCAGACACCTCGGATATGAAAAGGTCGCCCCGAAGGTCGCCGCCTATGTCTGGAACGCCTCGGGAGCATTGACGATTGCAGCACTGCTCGTGATCGTCTGGATACAGAACCGAAGCCCTGTCGTTGGGGCCGTCGTCTTTTGGTGCCTGTACGAAGAGGCGCTCGTCGCGACCTGTTCGATATGGCGAATCTTCGACTGGTGGCCGATGGCCGAGGGCGAACAACTATGCAATGCGAAATTCGGGGTGGGGCCTTCGGATATCACCATGATGGCGCTCGGCGCACTGGTCTCACTGATCTGGCGGACGCGATGCCGAGGGTCGAGTGATGGATAACTTCGACGCCTCGCGTTTGGGCGAATTCATCCCGGCGGCTCTGGGGGCCTTCGTGTCGCTGCGATGGGCGCCTGGAGCCACATGGCCCGAGCGGGCGCTGAACCTGCTCGGCGGTGTGGGAACCGCCGTCTACGTCGCGCCTGCGGTCTTCAGCTACCTGTACCCGCAGGGTAGTCCGGCGATGCGCGATGCCGCGCTGTTCATCACCGGAATGCTTGGCCTATCGCTTGTCGACGCTGTGATGAAGGGCATCAAGGACGCTCAGCTCAGCGGCGCAGTCACGGATGTCCTGAAGGACCTGATCGGGCGAATCTTCGGGCGGAAGGAGTAGCTCATGCAAGGAGAGGGCATCGTCGTGTTCAACCTGGTTTGCTACGCGCTGACGTGCATCGGGCTCGCCGTGCTAGTCATGAGTCCACGCATCAAGGATGGCGTGATCATCAAGTTCGGGCTGATCGCGATGACGCTCGGCTTCTTCTTCCGATGCGCGGGCATCTTCGACGGCCTGATCTACGGGCTCGACCGCATGGACGTGGTGTACCTGAGCCGGTCGAACGCCGTGATCAACGGCGGCCTCATCGTGGTCGTGATCGGCTACCTGGTGCGCACCAAGGCTGGCGCCAAAAAACAGCGGCGCCGGACGGACTGGATGGACATCGAGGATGCGCCGAGCGTCGACAGAAGGGCGAAATCATGAGCGACAACCTGAAGGCCTTCCTGGCGATGCTCGCGTACAGCGAGGGCACGAGCCGAGAACCCAACCCGTATGCGGTCTGCTTCGGCTTCAAGCACGTCGTGCAGAACTTCGCTGACCATCCGGCCATCACGGGCGAATGGATGGGCGAGAAGCTACCAGACGCCATGTGCCGCGCCGCCGGGCGCGCGCCGGGCTGCGTGTCCACCGCGGCGGGGCGCTACCAGCTGATCAAGCCGACCTGGTCCGGCATCAAGACGCGCCTGCGCCTGCCCAACTTCGGGCAGGACAGCCAGGATCGCGCGGCCGAGTACCTCATCGAGCAACGCGGCGCGCTCGACGACGTTATCGCCGGCCGCCTGCAGACTGCGATCGCGAAGTGCCGCGCCGAGTGGGCAAGCCTGCCAGGCGCTGGCGTCGGGCAGCCGGAGCGACGCATCACCGACCTGGTTGCGGCCTTCAGGCAGGCTGGCGGGGTACTGGCGTCATGAGCCAGCTTTCGCGCAAGCTCCGCGGCGTGGAAGGCGGCGGCCTGATGTTCTGGTGCCCGGGCTGCGACGGCCCTCACTTGATTCACCACGGTGACGGCCCAGGGCCGCGGTGGGGTTGGAACGGCGACGCCGAGCGACCGACCTTCACGCCATCGGTCCTGGTGCGCTCCCCCACGTGGACGCCGCCGGTGACGCCCGAAAATTTTGACGAGTGGAAGCGCAGCCCCTGGGAGCAGACGAAGGTCGAAAGCGTCTGCCATTCGTTCGTGACGGACGGCCGCATCCAGTTTCTGGCGGACAGCACGCACGCGCTCGCCGGCCAGACCGTCGAGCTCGGAGACTGGACATGAATCCGATCGGCTATGCCGCGTCGGTGCTGCTCGCGCTGCTGCTGGTCGCCCTGGGCGTGCAGACGGTGCGCATCCACGACGTGCAGACGGAGCTGGCGACCGAGAAGCTGAACCGCCAGGTCGACAGCGCGGCGGCGTCGCAGGCTGCCTTGCAGGCCACCGAAGCCGCCCGGGCCGAAGAACAGCGCCGCGCCGCGGCGACACAGGAGGCCGCCCATGCAGCCGAGAAGCAAGTCACCCAGGCGCGCGCAGATGCTGATGCTGCTGCTGCCGCTCTTCGCCGCGGCCTGCAGCGCGCCGCC